TGAACGGCCGGGTCTGCAGCGCTGTGAGCGGGAAATGGATTGCTATGTCCAAAGCCTTGGCTAGGGGACGGTGCAAATTGGTGTGCTGTCGCGGCAGGCGGCATGATCGGCGCCGGGGCCTGTGCATCGCCTTCGTCGTTACCGCCTTTTGGACCGCGAGTGCCCTTTAGACTCTTAACGAACTCTTTCACTTCGTCGAGGCTGTTGAACGTGATCTGCATATTCGCTCCTGTTTGTTAGAACCGACACTTCGTGTATGACACTATTACAAAGCGGCGTCAACCCTTATCGTTCGTGTATGCGACCATTAATATCATAGATCCCAGCGGCGACGTACCTGCCATTCTTAGCGCGCTTTAAGTACACCGAATGTGGCTCTGGCAAGTCTTCGTAGGGCCATAAAGCTGTTGTAAACTTAGTTGTGAGCAACCAACCACTCGTATGCTTAACAGGTGGTGACACTACAATTTGCCACGGTTCTCCTTCTATGATCTTCGTTATGCTAATGGCCTCACGCCCGGCACCGCGGGTTTTTAAATCTTTACCTGCTGATTGTTCAGTTGCGTTATCGTAGCTACAAAACGGGCATATTGGATGCAAGAAAGCAGCATAGGTCTGATCACACGCCGCGCACTGCTTAATAGCTGATTGCTGCGCTCCGCAGTATGGGCAACGCATGCCATGGTAATGCGGGTCAAAGCGTTTGTTGCAGGCTTTACACTTCGGCGCGCTCTTATGAATCGTCTCGCATTTCGGACACGTACGGCCGTGTTCCCACGTCTGCCACTCACCGCGGCATTCATCGCACGTCAACATCCGGCCGGGTGACGCTACCACGGCGTCCAGCGCTCCATGACGTTCAATGTTGCCGCCGAAATCCGAAACTAGGCAATTCGCAGCATATGGAGTAACCCTAGCTCCACGGCCGAGTCCTTGAGCGTAATAGACTGCGGATTTAGTAGCTCGGCAAAATGCCAAGTAATCGATATCCGGCACGTTGAAACCCGTCGTGAACATGTTGCATGAGACGAGAATGCCTACTTGCCCCGTCCGGAAAGCTTCGACCGCTCTATCTCGCTTGCTGATGATTGATCGCGAGTGTACTCCAGCAACAGCAACGCCGCAACGCTTGAATTCTGCTTCTAATTTGTCAACGTGGGCGATGTTGCACGAGAACACCAGTACACGGCGACGATTAAACTTCTGCATAACATCTAGGATAGTTTTGACGTGACTCGATGCGAGTTTAATCGCGCGCGGTGCCATTTCGTCTAGATCGAAATCCCCGGCAACTGTATTCAGTCCCTCCACATCAATCGTTTCATCTTCACCGGCATCGACTGGTACGAGCGGCTTAACATAGGTGTCGCGAAGCGCGTCAAGAAACGTATATCGATAAACAACGGGGCCGAATGTTTTCTCCAAGTCGCCGGTTCCGTCTGATCGGAAAGGCGTTCCAGTCAGGCCGTGGACTTTGGTATGTGAGAGCTTATTGAAGAGCTGACGGTATTGCGAAGATTTAGCGGGGGGTACGCGGTGAACTTCATCGACGAGGATAGCCGCAACATCGCGAAACATATGCGTGCGATTGACAATAGTACCTATAGTGCCAACTGTAATTCTAGCAAACGCGTTGGTGCTAATGGATGCACTGCAGATACCGGGACGCAATCCGAATTCTCGACAGGCTTTATCGTTTTGTACGACTAATTCTTTGTTATGAGCTACGATTAAGACGCGGTTTGTCGAGCTGTAATGTGCAGCTAGCATACCGAGCATGGCGCTTTTGCCGCCGGCCACGGCTATCTCAGCTACACTGAAACGGCCAGTGTATTCTGTTAAGGCCTGAACGCCTTCGATCTGGTGTTTGCGCGGAATGAACATTTAACGACGCACCAGTACTTTTTTGGGGTGATATATTTGTACGTACATGCGTTGCTTTAATGCTGATGCTAAGGCACGAGCGCGCGCAATTACGCTGCTGAGATCAGCAGATGAAAAGTAATCGAAACTTCGGTGTTCTGCTTGTTCCTTACTACGTACTACATAGTAAATCATCGTCACACCCATACGTAAAGCAAAACGCTCAGTTGAAACGCTAAACAAATTGCAGACAGCCACGGAATCATTTAATCCTCCTCAACAATTGAATATTTACGTTCTTCGATTCTCTTAAGACGATGCTTCAAATTACTAATTTCTCCGCCGTGCTCCCAAACTGAGATAACCATAATAATAAGCGTAACAATAACCAATACCGTTACGACGCCAATAGCAGCCACGCCGATTGTTTCTAGCATTTTTGATACTCCTCTTTAGTACAGTGGATTTAAAAGAAGCATAAGTTGGCCGTCAAAGTCTAAGATCATGCACGCTCGTTCCATTAGACTCCACTGTTCATGCGTAGGCATGCGTAAATAAGCATGCTTTGGACAGGAAGAAATATCTTTGATTAGTACGAGCCCATTCATTGCGATTGGCAGCGAATTTTCTGCGACGGCGCCGCAGCAATCGAACGTACTAGGTGATATTTTAGTCGTGTGATAGACTGCACCTAACTCATGTCGAGCTTGTGGTGTCAATAGCGGCGATATGCAGATTGCGCTCAGAGGCCAGTATGGCATGCTCATAGTTCAATCCTTTCCTTCGTAAAAAATGCGCGGCGGCGGTTGCCACAGCGGTCCCCACACATACCATGCGTGATTCTGAGTCGAACCATACTCGCCGGGAAACCATTGTATTCGATGAGTTAACGCAAGCTTGAAGGAAAACCGCGGATTATCCGAAAAAAGATCGCGGCGACTTCTTCCAAAGTCAAATGTCGCAGGAAGCAAGAGCGCAATCCATCCGTTAGTACGTTGAAGCGCCAGATGTGCAAATCGCACGGCATCGCGACAACCTTTACCATAAGGCGGATTAGTGATTATGTCGCAGTTCCATACTAATGGCGGTATGGCTTTACGTGGTACTAAGAAATCATAAATAAAAGTGTGTTCTTTACTATACGTCGTAATATCAGACGTAGATATGCACGCTCCCCACAGTCCTAATTCATAAGCAATTGCGTGGTTACCGGCGGCAGGTTCCCATATTTCGCGGCCTTGCACTGATGGAAAATGCCGCATTAGTACTCGCGTCACCCACGGTTCTGTTTCGTAAAGATCATTCGCTGCACGTGCGAATTTTGAAGCGACGACGGTCATATTTCAAGCCCCAGAGCGAACGCTTTGTCCAACGTCGTGAGCACCAACTCTTGTACGGTCATTGCCGGCACGCCGATCTGCGGCATGCCGATATCTTGAAACTCAATAGTAGTGCCATCTTTGAAAGTACACTTACCTTCTGGCATGACTTGTCCACGTTCAGTGTTTACTACCGTACGCAGTTCTTCATTTTGACTGCGCACGAGTATAGCCGTAAATGCGTGCATAAACTGCATGTCTGCCCGTAATGCTTGAATAATATCTTCTAAAGATTGTTCGGGTGTTTCCCACGGCATCTTCATTCGGGCTGCGCTCTGTGCCATTCATTATCGCGCTTCCTTATAAGTGCAATACCGTTCATGTTAATCTCACCATCATTGCTGAATACGTGATCGTAACCGGCTTTTCGGAGAGCACAATCAATTTCATTGTACGCAACATCGCTGATTTCTAGTATTGCTAAGGTGTATGTTCCCATGGCATTTTCCTTTCTGATTGTTCAATTTCCCACGGGAAAGCATGCTTTTTCTCGTGAGTCGCACCGAATCGACACCGTACGCCATCCGCAACAGTTTTCCCGCAGGCGCAAACTTCATCCCACTCACCATTCGATTTCAGCCCCATTTCGGCACCTCAATCGACCAAGGCATAATCAAAGCATGCTTTTTCCTGTCAACGCCGTTAATCGGGGCATATACGGCTAGGTACGGACACCCACGCATCATACGCAAATAGCCGCTGTCAAGCAAGCCCTTTAAACCGTCCTTGCCAAAAATTCGCAGTGCGGCGTCTCGATTGATGACATAACCCGGCGCGTCCCCTTCAAGTATTTTGCCGCCAAGTTCGTGCACACTCTCGAATTTGACGATTTGGCCAGCCCGCAAAGCATCCATGCCCTCGGCTACCGCGCCAGGCAACATCGCAGCAAGTCTGACTGCCGCGGATTGTTCGGTTTCCTGCCGGGTGGGAGCAATCTCGCGTCTGAACACATTGACCGTAGTCGTACGTCCTTTGCTGTCTAGACCATAGCTTTCCGATATGATTCGGCCAAGATAACTTTTTGGTCTCGGCGCGCCACGGGCTTTTCCGCAATCGATCGAAACGGCATCCTGCCTCCCAGCGGTAACCCGGTACACAAAACCGGAATTGCCGGATTTAGCGCCATTGCCTTTTTGAAATGCATCTTCATTGCCAAGTGGCAGGTGATCCGTGACCACGAGAGCTACGTTCATACGTCGAGCTATGGATTTGAGGATGAACATGGCTTTCAGGACGCTTTCGGTGTCATTGTCGGCGAAGCACAACCCGCTAGCTCCCCACGTGTCTAGCACAGACAGTCCAACTGTCTTGCCCATGGCTGCCATTGCTTGAATCTGTGCGATAGCTTGCCGTTCGAACGCTAACGGCTCATTAATGGCCGGAACTAAATGGAAGCGGTCGGCAAGTTCGCGACCATCCGGACGCTGCCTGAGAAGGTGCCGCACCCGGCGTTCGGTTCCGTACTCGTCTTCTGCGGCAATCCATAATACGTGACCGCCGGGGCACTCCACATCAGCGTCAAGCCATGGGGTACCAGTGAGGTAGCTCACAGCCAAATCGGTCACCACGGTTGATTTGCCGGCCCCTGAATGGCCAGTAAAAAAGTGGACTTCACCACATAGAATCCGTTGGTAGAGGAGCCACGGCAGTTCATTCGTGTTGTCGTCTAAGGAAATTTCAAAACCGGTCCGCGCAACCAAAGTTGGCGCGCTCCATGCATCCAGGAAAGCATGCTTTAATATGCGGCGCCCTGTAACGGCGCCCATGATCAGGTTGCCGCGAAGCACGGGAAGCTGATCATGCCTGGCGATCTCCTCGCCGAGCTTCCGGCCGCCAACAGCTTCGTCGAGGCCATGGCCAGCTTCGATTATTGCTTCTTCAATTTCGTGACGTACACACATGCCATGCATTTCGGCAAATTTCAACACGCCAACAATCGAAAAAATCACAGTTCCGCGGCCTTCCGTACGGCCCATCAGTTCTTGCTTAAGTAATCCAAGATAGCGCTGTGCAGCGTCACGGCCGGCTTGCCATTCATCCTGTGTTTGCGGCACGGCTTCCTGCAGTTCTTCGTCATTGCATGTTTCGTGTTCGGCGCTGAGGCGCAATGACGTACCTGCGAGTACGGGGACTTTCGCAAGGATATCAATCAGTTGCGCGGCAGTGATTCGCGGCCATTCGCCATCCCAATTTTCCCATTCATATGGCTCTCCCGTGTCTTTGTGAGGGCCGAAAGCAACAAACTGACCGCCCATAAGTTGGAGCTTCTCGCCGCTAGCGAACGTAAACGTACGGCTCTTGACAGGCGCATCGACTAAGAAAAAAGGAATTAAGAAGCGTGGCTTCCGGCCCCAGCGTACCGGAATGTCTCGCCCTAGCACGTCACGGAATGCCTGCAAAAGCTGTGAGGCGAGCGCTATGTGACTCACGTCCACATCAAAGCCGGATAAGCCTCGATCGCCGCAGCGCAGCCCTACAGAGCCGGCGCCAGGGTGTGGAACTGGTCGCGTCCAAACGTTCCAGCCCTCCCCGATCGGGGCCTTGGTGCCTTTGGCGATTGCCAATGGAAAGAGGCCACGCGCAATCGCGGCAGCCCAAAAATCTTGAATGGTGGCGGGAAGCGTCATTGCGCATCCCAAGGAATTACGCTAAATGACGGAGGCATTCGCGGTGACTCGCGATTGTTGGAGGCGCGAGACCCCTGACATGGGTTTCCGGTCCGTGTCAGGGGCGTTCATTTAATGTTAGCGCCGTGGCTTCCAGGTTGTCAAACGTTCAATCGTTTCGTAACATAGTGCCGCATCGTGTTGAAATACTCTCGCTGCTGATAGATAATGGAGTTCCATAGCGCGTACGGATGCGTCGTGGAATTCGCGTTGCATGTTTTGGTAGTGCTTAATTAATTCGATTTGTGCATCGATCATGTGTGCCTCAAAACATCAAGCGCAGTTGCGCGAGATACTATGCGATACGGATAGCCGCCCTGCCAAATGTAGACAAAGTCGCTACCCTCAACGAAAACACAAAGCCATTTGCCGGCAATATTACGCGACGCGCTTGCTCCAGTAGCAGCCGTTGCTTCCATTTGTCGCAACTTGAACTCAGCATGCGAGCTTAACTTGTGTTCATCGATCATGATTAGTACTCCCACGGCATTCTATTTTTCAGTGCAGCGTTCTCCGCAAGCAGCTTCATTACTTCCGCACGCAATTCACGTTCGATGGCATATAGGCCATTAAGCTCTTGAGTCATCACGCGATCCTTCGAGCGTAACACAGCTTTTTCGGAGTTGCCTTGCAACTTGCGGCGATGAAGCTCGCAATTGACGAGGCCAAATGCATTAGAGTCTGCGTGACCGTCCGCGATCTTGCGCGTGACATAGATTGAAAATTTTTCGCTGCAGACACCGCAGGGCCGTTTGAATTCCGTCAACTGCCGGTAGCGTCCACCGTTGGCGTAATGCGATTTGTCCCCGCATCGCTCCCACGGGGATCGATCGTGCCATCCGTCAATCTTAGTCATCGCTGCCAAATCCCATGCTGGCGTACCAAGCTTTTTGAGCGGCTATACGTGCAGTATATAGTTCTCGTAAGAGGCTCTGTGGTGCGCCTTGTCCTTCTGCGGTATGGCGCACATTACTCGCACGTCTGCCGAATTGTTTGCGCAGTTCTGCATCCCAATCTTCATAAGTACGAATAACTTCGAGGTGTTCCGGCGAATACAGTGTCATTTTCGTTACTCCTCGATAATTTCGAAAGAATCCACGCGTAATGTTTTATCGATAAAACATCCACGTGCGACGTAGATAGGGATTTTATTCGCCAAATGAAATTCTGCTCGTTCACGGGAATCAAACAGACCGTGCACTGCGTTTCGATCCTTCTTTTCGACGAGCTTAAACATTTCGATCTCCATCTGTTGACGTGTGTAGTTCCAATGGTTTGTCATTTTGATTTTCCTTTCAAACTTCTCGAATCAATTGCATAGATCCCCAATTTAGTTCGGTTTTTGCCGGTGCCAGCTCAAATGCTCGCCGAATAATCGCATCCCGTTCTGCGTCCGTTGGGTTAGACCACATGCGGGCTTCGTCGCCCTCTGAAGCTATTTGAAAAATGGCAAGCGCGACAACGTCGGATGTTTCGCGAGTGCTGGCGAATTCACGGATATTGGTGGGTACGTAAGTCATTTCCGATCTCCATCTGTTGACGTATGTACGTATACAGGCTTCCTTAAGGAATGTCAAGTGTTGCAGTTGGATTCCAAATAATTTTTCGACCGCCAAATTCACGCTTGCCGGCTTTTTTGGCCTCCCGCTCGGACTGCCATGAATTGATTGACCATGAAATAGCGCCAGGTCGTAAGAGCGAAAGCATGCCGAAATGCCATCGGTTTTGTTCTAACTTAGTGTAAAGTTTTTGGGTTTTCATATTTATGCTCTCCAGCTCGTGTTGACATTCACAACCTATCACATCCCTAAGGATTGTCCAATCACGAAATGTTACAAAACACATCCTTAGGGTAAGAAAATGTCCTTAGGGTAAGGTCGGCTTCCCTAAGGAACATTTCCTTACCTTAGGGATGGTACATGACGCCATTCTGAGTGTACAGTGTATCGTCCTTAGTGACAGGAAAACATCCTTAGGGAGAGGTCAGTCCTAAGCCCCTACGGGGCAGGGACGCCCCTTTTTAAGTGGGGCGTCCCCAAAGTGGAAGGGAAGAAGGAAAGAGTCATGAGTGAAAATCGGCTCCCGGTTGTTAAAGTAGCGCAATATGCGCTAGAGCAAGCTACGCGTCATAGCACGGCTATTCGTGCTAAATTGGTACGGTTCACAAGTCCGGCTTTAACGCGCGATTGTATAGAAGCCGGCTTAACGACGGATTTGGCAGACTTATGTGGCGGATTGCTTGCAAGCGTAATTGATGATCTAATTGCAGTTGGAAAACTGCCAAGAACGGATTTTGGGCGAACGAAGCGTAAAGAACGGATTTTAGCAGCTTGCCAAGAACCGGCTTCTAGCGCGCTTAAAATTGCAATTGCGGCATCGCCGATTAACGGCTGTGCGGCGATTGTGCATTGGGATGCACTTTGCGGCAACAAATACGAACGGCACGAAATAGGTAAGTTGGCGTGGCTTTTAGGTGTTGACACAGATGCAGCGAGGCGCTATGGTCGGCGAATTGATCAACATTCCTGAAGCTGGAGAGCGCGAAAATGAAAAGACCGACAATTTACGAAGCACTGCGTATTAAGTTGGATCGCGAGCCAACAGATGTAGAAATCAAGACGGATGTACAGCGAATTTTAGCGGAAGAAGCGTCTGTGACTCTTGCCTTGATGACTGAGGTTAACAAACTTCGTGCACATCACGGCTTTAAACCGTTCTCTAAATACGAGTTTGGTACGCAAGCGAAATGGCGTCGTGAGTACAGACGTGTAAAGGCGGACATTCGTGCTAATAAATGTCCATGGTGATTATCATGCATCTTCTCGGACTAGCCGGATTTATTGCGCTTATCGCAATTGCATTCGGCGAGCGCGGCGCCCGGATCATCGCGCAACTGATCTTGCTTTCAGGCGTGGCTTTCGTTGCTGCGTTTCTCGGAACGGTGATTCTTAATGGCCCGGCGTGGTGGTAAAAATGAACGAAGAGATTATTGCGCGTTCGCAGAAACGGCTTGACGTGCTTACGGAAGGCCTTCGTGAGGTCGTCGGCGAGCTGATTGATGCGCTCGTCGCTCAGAACGCGGCTATCGAAAAACTGCAGAAAGAGCTGGTGGATATCATTCCCGTTCGTGCGGCTCTTGACAAGCTGTGTGAGGAGAATACTTGGCCGAAGTATCTTCCGCGCTCTTGACAAGTCTCGCGAATCGGTATAGGCATGGTTTTGGAAGTGGTGACAAGGTGCTGCAAGGCTGCGTGATTGCTTCTTAAGCTACCGTTGGGTGGGTGAGCGCGCTCGAAAGGCTTACCCTTGGTACGCGTTGGGAGGGGAGGTACTCAAGTGACCGGTCCACAGCCAAACTTGATTACCGACCCGACTTGACAAGTCCCGCGAATCGATCTAGACAGGTATCGTTCAGAGACTAAGTCGGACTCGAGTCGGGATCCCCGGCGCCGCCTAATGCCTAAGGGTCCCGACTCAAACGCTGGAGAGCGACATGCAAAACCACCGAACACCGTCTGAAATCAAAATCGCGCTTGATGCTATCGTCGCCGAGCTTGCGACGCTCGAGGTCGCGACTGTTGCGGATGACGAGCTTGTGCCGCTTGCCAAGGCAACGCAGGCGATCGTCGGCTTTGCTCAGATCATTGATCGGCGAATCACGGCGCGCGCTATCGACGACGGCGTGCTCGTGCCTGGCGCGGCTCTGAAGCCGGGAACCACCCATCGCAAGTGGCATGATCCTGTGACTGCAGCGGAGTTGGCATTTAAGTCGTTCGGTCTCAACGCGTTTAAGCTCGACACGCCGGCTGCGCTCGAAAAGCTTGGCGACGAAGGTAAGGCATTGGTTGCTGTTGCGTCGTATAAGCCCGAAGCGTGCGGACGTGTGGTATACTGATATTTGACGTAGGTGTATAGTTTGCTATGAAATCTATCGATATGTGTCTTATTCAAGCGCGTCTCAAGAGGATTAAGGAGGCGTTACAAGAGGAAAATTTGCGTCATCAGGAGAGAATTAAGGCTTTTACGCAGGAATTAGAAGAATTGATGATTGCCGAGCGCGTCGTTTCGAGATTAGTTCATGATGGGGAGACTAAAGATGATGATTGTTTGGATTGATCCGCGACTTTCCGGAGGCTGCAGTAAGGGCCACGGTATTGTTAAGTGCTTCGTGCCTAAGTGTGTTGCCGAAGGGAAATGCGTTTATAGCCTGCAATTCGGCAATCTGCCTTTAGGAAAAATGCTATGGGAGTGACAGATCCGTGTCCGACGTGTACGCTAATTGTGGTCGGGGCGTTAGGGTTGTTGTTAGCGCTCGGCGGGATTTCGCTTTTTCTTCTGACTTGGTGATGCCATGGGAGTGACAGAACGTACTCTACGTGATCGCACGACACGGCTGCGGAACCGGCTTGATGCTAGACTGCACTACATTAACAAGCCGCCTCATCCATCGTCGGATGAAAACATTCGCGAACTGATCGGCGTGATGAAAGGGATTCTCGATATAATTGATGATTATGGAGTTATCCGAGATTAAAACCGCACTCGACGGGAGGGAATGCATGACGTATACTGAATTTAAGGCTCTGCAGTCAGGTGACCGGATTGTCAATCCCATGACGAGCGGTCACGGCGTTGTTGACTCGATCGATGAAAAAGGCGTCAAAGTGCGGTGGGGCAGTAGTCCGCTGACGCGGTACTACCCCGCCATGACGACGGCGTGGATGCACTGGATGCGTGAAGATCAGAATACCTGAACGAGGGCATTCCCTGTCGGTTACGGTGGGAGTCGGCAGCTTTCAGAAATGCATTCTCCGGCCTCGTTCAGGGCACCATGAGACCGGTCAAGGATGCAGACCCGCCGCTTACTGCAACCAAGGAGGTTTGCATGGATCGCAAGTAAACTACAGTAAAACAGGCCAGCTAAAAAGACAATGATTAGACTGACGAAGCACTGCGCAAATTGCTTTTGCGGCGCGTAAGCAATCAAGGAGGTTTATCATGTAATCGGCATCTAAAAATAGCTTAGATAGTCGCCAGTCCTGAGCATGACTATAAAAGGCTCAAGGAGTCGCGCCATGAAAGTCGTTGAGAAGACCGCGTTCTGGACTAGGGCCCGGGATGATCACTTGCGTGCTTTTTACAATGATCGGATTCATGTTGATCCTGCGATACTTGCTTACGCGCTCGGCGTGACTGGTCAAAATAAGGCTCGACGTGTGGTGCGGCGGCTTTGTGATCTTGGACTGCGTAAATTGGTGAGGTACCCATAAGGCTTCGCCATTGAAACACAGAGACCGCGGTTTTCCACCAAGTCCTATCGTTAACTTGTCCGGAAAGCTCAGAATTCAACAAAGGAGATATCGTATCATGGCGACTGTAACGCTTACCTTTACCGATCCCACCACCCGTACGGACGGCTCGGCGCTTCCCCCTGCCAGCATAGCGAGCGTGGACATCTTTGATTCCGTAGATGGCAATCGCGCTTCGCAGATCGGTACGGTGCAGACCACTGGTTTGACTTTTACAACTGGGGTTCTACCCGCTGGCGTTCACGCTTTCACCGCGGTGGTTAACGATACCACTGGGCACTCATCAGCGGCAAGCAACGTCGTAACCTTGACAGTGGTGACAACGATCGCGCCGCCGTCTCCCATCACAGATTTGGCGGGAGTGTTGAACCCGTAATGAGCACAATGAGAGTTGGGATATTTCGAGGCCTGTTTATGGGCTTTAGTGGTTTGATTGGAGGCATCCAAATGAATTTGGTTATTTTCTGCATAGCTGTGCTAAGTGCCGTTCCAGCTTTTGCTCAGACTACAATCTATGCAGAGGGGGCTCCGATTTCAACGGAGGTGGGATCCGAGTTCACTATGAATTATTCATTTGGTGCGATGCCGCTCGCAAGGAATTATACAGTCTTCGCCCAATTCGTAAACTCGGCGGGAGCCATAGTGTTTGCAGACTCATACTTCCCCTCGCCGGGAACATCTGTATGGACTGGTGCGACGATGGTCAGCCGTAGGCTGACAGTACCGGCTACAGTGGCGCCGGGCAAATATTCGATTGTCGTCGGCCTTTACTACCCTCCGACCGGAGAGCGAGTCGGATTAGTGACTGGCCTCGGGGTCACGCAGTTCGGCTATCTGGATTACAACATCGGGAACCTCATGGTGTCTGCCGCGGTATCCGTCACAGCGCCAGCCCCAGCCGTTACTGCGGGCTTCACAACGCTGGCTGCGAACTATGACTTTACTAAGCCCATGGCGGCGGATTGGCTTGATTGTTATCCCAATGATGGGAAATCGCATCAGTTTTGGGCTGGATATTGGTATCGAACAGATATTCCGCCCTGCAACCAGTCTATCAATCTGGTGAATGACAAGGTCGCGGGGTCGCAAGTTTTGGACATGACTTGGAAACCTTCCTTCTATGGGATGGACCAAGGCTACACAGAGATTCAAACGGCTAGTCATGACGGAAGCCTGGCGACTGACTTTCCCCCCAATGTCTATTTCGAAACGACTTATCGGGTTGAAACAACTCCAAATATCAACCTGTTGAATTGGGCCGATGTGGGTGGAAGTTTCTGGGGCATCTATACCTGGCCCACGGTCGGTATTGCCAAGCAGCTCCCAGGACTTGAAACCGACATTACCGAGGATCACGGGGACTTTCCCAGCTATGTGACCGGTGGCGGGTATTTTAATTGGGCCGCTGGCGGGTGCCCGAATTGCGGCGGCTTTGGTGGGGTGAGCGGCTTCGATCCGAGGCAATATCACACGGCGGGATTGCTGGTCACTAGTGACGGCAGCACTAGCATGGCCGTCTGCGGATATCTCGATGGCATACCCCATGGCTGTCGCAATGTTCTTAAACCGACTGTGGGAGATTTCTCCTACAGAAATTTTCTAATACTTATCAACGGAATTGGTTGTAATTACTATGCGGGAGATAATAGCTGTTTGAATGCGACTATTACGAATGTCTACGCATGTCCCGCGCCAAATGCGGGGAAGATTTGCATTTCTCCGCGGACCTCGAGTCTATCGTGGAATGGCGCCGGTCACTGGATTGTTGAAGCGCAAAACAATCCTACGGTCATGATTTCTGGCGTCAATGGAGTGCCCGGTGCCAACGGTGTTTTTACCATGACTTTTTCTGGAACTTATAACGGAGATTGGGTTCTGAACGGGACGACATTCTCCGGAGCCTATACGGGTGGGGGAGAACTGAATCAGTACACGCAAACCGACATGTATGTGAAGAATGCTCGCGTGTGGAGTTGTGCGGGCTGGTCTTCTGGCTTATGCAATCGATCAGTGATAACAATTGCTCCGTAGCAGTCGAACATTGTTTATGATATGAATCAGTTCATGAATGACGGGCGATAGACGTGGAGTTGATTAATGGTAGATGTTCCATTCAAGACATACCAAGCTCTCGTAACGCGCCTGCACGAATATGGAAGAGCTGTCGCTGTTCTTGGTGGGATGAACGACTTAGACGTGGCTTTGCATACGGCGGCAGGCGCCATAGACTTGCTGCAAAAGCACGTACCAGAAAGTGAGCGAGTCGAAATAGGTGGCTGGGAGGATACAGACCTGCCGGTAGAACTGGCACCTGGCTGCTGTTCGGCGATCAATCCATGCCCGCATCAGCAGTTGTATCCTGATTCTCTTTGTGATGTCTGTCGGGATCCGTGCGTCCAAAGGTGTGCGTTGTTGCGATTGATTGGATGATGCGGATGCTTGGCAGCGCGCGTCGTTCGTGGTACGAATCAGTCCATGAGCGACGCATTCGGATCAAGCTACGGCCCCCCTCCTGCGCCCCAGCAACCTGCTTTTGGCAGTTCGTTCCTTGATTCGGCCATGCAAGCTGGGAAGTCGTTTCTGGGGGCATTCATGGGGCCGCAGTACAAGCCGACGAATCCAAATGCATCGCCGCTCGACCAATCGGCGGACCTGCTACAGCAGCGAATCAATCAGGCCAGTAGCATTGCTACGAATCCGTTTGCTCAGATGTGGTCGCCCGAAAAGGTGCAAGCCGCCCGAAATTTCGTGCCGCAGGCGACGGAGCAATTGCAGGCGATTAACAATCAGCGCCAGCATCAAGCGGATATCAGGCAAGCGGCCATAAACAGGGGACTTAGAAATCCCGATCAATTCGGGCCTTCGGCAACCGACACCACGCTTAACGAAGAATCATTGCGTCAATGGAAGGACGAAGGCAATCCTGACGCTTACAAAGCATTACAAGGTGCAGGGGATGAGTGGGCAAACCGTGCAAATCTGTACATGCCCGAGGCGATGGAAAAATTTTCTCAGCGCATCAATGCTGCACAAGACGCTATCAAGACTCTAGACGGCGCAGCCAACCCAAAGATGGGCGCACAAGCGTACGTTCAAAAACGGCAACAGGTTGTAGGTCAGCTCACACAGTTTGGAATCAAGGATAGCGATATTCCGCAGAAAGCAGACGGGTGGAGGTTAGCCAAGGGTCCGCTGCAGGCGCAGCTTAATCAAGCACTGGGCGTGTTGAACCAGTTCAACGCATCGCAAGACAGGCTAGGACAAGCCGTTCCTATCACGGATGACAAGGTTGCATCGCGGATCGAAGGGTCGTTCATGTTTTCGAACACTGAACCGATACCTGGATTCAAGGCTGTAACGCTGCCCGGGAAAGGCGGCGTATCTGGCGCCATGGGGCCGCCCGGGTCGTTCGATACGACCAAGCGCGGCATGGGCGGTCCCGGCGGATGGTCGAATGCGCCGCCTGCACAGATCAAAACCGTACAAGACCAGTTAGGTACGAAAGAAGTAGAAGGCGCCATCAATAAGTACAAGAGTGCGCGTGATTTCTACGATACGACGCATGATGACAAGCTGTACACGTCTGCAGCTGGCATCGCGATGATTCAGGACAAGACGGGTGGCGTGCTGCGCAACGTCTCGGAGGAGGCGAAAGGTTCGGGCACCATCGGTTATACGAAGATGCTTGAACGCCAATTTGGTTCAGTCGAAGGCGCGCGCAACGAACTGGCCAAGGAATCTTCGGCGCTTAAAGAGTGGCTGGGCAGACCTGCGGATAAGCGTCTTTCGCCACCTTCGATCGAGGGCTTCAAATACATTTCGGAATTCGAACACGGTATGGCGTTGAAGGAATTGAATGATCGTCTTGGACAGCCATTGGAGACGGCGGGCCGTTACGGTATGAAGCTGCAAAACCTTGGGCTCGACAAGGAAGTCACGAGTCAGCCCGATCTGTACAACACCTGGAACAACGCGAGGATTGCCGGCAACAAAGAAATCGACGGCTATCCAATGATACGGATAGACGATCAGCGGGTCATGTTACCGAAAAACAGCCACGTGCCCGGTGCGCAGGTCATGCGGCTGGACCACACTGACAACAGCGGAACTGTTCCCGGTGTACCGTCTAGCTCAGTGCCCCCGCCCGCCTCTGGCCCTGGCACTCCGCAGGGCGTACCCAATGCGGGCGGCGGTGCTGGGCCTGCCCCCTCTCCTTCCGGTACACCTAATGTGGGTGGCAGCCCAACGGCTCGGCCCCTTGGCGGTTCTCCGGTTCCCCCTGCCGCTCCTGCGGGTATTCCTAGCAGCCCGGTGGCTCCGGTTCATGGCGACCCCAATAACCCGCCGGGCCGTTGGGGCCTGACACCGGGGATGAAGCTCGACAATCCCCAGGCCGTAGTAGCTTTGGCGAATCGCGAAATTCAGTTGGAAAGCGGCTTTCAGCCGAAGCAACGTACGGGGTCATATGTCGGGCTCGGGCAGTGGTCGCAGGAGGAAATGCAACGTCACGGCATTACGGACCCTGATGACTTGGAGCAAAACCGCACTGCGCTGCAGGCCGACATACGGACGCGGGCAGACAAGCTGCAGCGTGATGGGCTGCCCGTCACTGCGGCAAACGTCTACCTGATGCATCAGCAGGGCGAAGCCGGCTTAGAAGCGCACTTGCGCAATCCGGACGGCCTTGCTTGGCAAAATTTGAAGCCGTATTTCCGTTCAGACGCAATTGCGAAGCAGGCCGTTTGGGGCAACATGACGCCAGAAATGCGTGCTCAGTTCACAGCGCGTGGTGGTGTCAATGGCGTGACTTCCGGTGATTTCACGCGGCTGTGGGATGCGCGGACCAACGGCACGGACGGCGCCGGCTACACTATGGCGGGTCGGGGCAACATGCCACTCGCAATTCCCGAAAGCGCAAGTTCGGGGTTGGCAGCGCGCGGTCGCACTGCGCCTCGTGCGACGCAGGAACCTACGTCGCAAAGTAGGGCGGGCATGCTCGGGACAACGGGTCCTTTGATAGGTTCGTTGATTAATCGTGCCATGGAATTGGAAGGTCCGGCGATCGGTGGCACGGTTGGCGGTCTTGTCGGTGGCGCGCTTGGCGGGCCTGCGGGAATGCTTGGTGGCGGCGCGGCTGGCGGCGCGGCTGGGCAGGCCGCGAAGGATTGGCTGTCAGGGAATCCACAGCAACCCGGTCAGATCGTCAAGCAAGGTGCCTTGCAGGGTGTTCTTGGTGTGGCGCCGGCAGGACGGCCGATTGTTGGCGCATTAGCGCGTATGGCTGGCGCGGGGGGTGTAGAAGCTGCTTCAAAATACGCGGAAGGAGGTGATCGGGCTGACGTTGTGGGAGCGGGGGTCGGCGGGGCGGCGTCTGCGGGGGCAAGCGAATTGTTCGGCCGCGCACTTGGCATGGTTACGCATAAAGTTTTTAGATTGTTCGGTCCCGACGCGCAAGAAGCGTTTCGTGGTGCCGCTGCAGATTTGCACGAGGCGAATGAGACGCTGAGGACCGAACCGGAGAAGTTGCCGGGCATTGCCGGTGGTGCCGAGACAGCAAATCCGAAATACGAGGCGGCGAAGGATGCGAAGGAAAAAGCGGAATCGACGATCAAGGAAATGATTCCGACTGCAAAACCAGACGAAGTCGCGTACGCTCATAAGGTGAGTGCCGGTCCCGTGCCGACGCCGGCTGCCGTTGCTAAGGCGGGATTTCCTGGTGCTAAGGAAAAGGCAGAACTCAGTGCCGCCTACGAGCAACTTCATGGCGAGGTAGGCGCAACTGGCGTACCGCCACCGATATCGCCGCCGAAGCTTCCGGATGGTCCGATTTCGGTTGTCGATAGCGGAAAAGTGGGGGAGCGATTCCGGGATACGGCTAAACGCGCGGAAGCTGTAGCAACGGCGCCGCGTTTCGATCCAGAGACGAAATCGCGTGATCTTCAAAAAGTTCGTTCATCGTTACTTGAAGCCGAGCAAAATGCTTTGACAAGTAATGAGTCTGATCGGGCGCAAACAGCTAAGGATATGCGCACGCTTGCCGATACCATACGTGTACAGCAAGAGAGGCTTGTGGATCACGTACTTGGGCCGGATGCGGCCAAACCATGGATTCAACGGCTTCGAACGATCGATTATCGTTATCGGCAATTGATGGATGCAACAAACGGCGGTAATTTGGAAGCTGCAGCCGGCCTTAAGGGCGAAGCTGGTCGTGAGGTTGATCGCAAGTTTCGCGCTTTTGCGCAGAATGATCCTGCAGCGGTTGCGGCTTGGAATCACATGCGCGTAAAGGCAGGCAATCCAGATGCTACTGAAAAATCTATTTTTGGCCAAATCTCACTGGAAAATTTTCCGGTTGTTGGAAAGTACCTTGCTTCGGGGGCATCAATACTAAATCTTCGTAAATGGATGCGAGATAGGGCGGCGGGCAGTCCGGCACAATTCGGAGACTTCGTTCCCGGATATAACAATTTGAGTGGTCCTAAATCCGCACGCGATATTGCAGGAAGCAAATACGCTCGTTTCGGAGCTGACAGCGGTTGGAATCCGTTAGCAGCATCGCCTGCGCAAGCCGGTGAGATCATACCTACGTCCCGGACGCCACTCAGTGCGGGCTCGGGCGGCGGTGTTCCAGCAAACAGTATCGGTCTGCCATCACAAGGAGCGCAGACAGTCATTTCACCTTCGTCTCTAAATGTGCAGGCAGCAATAAACAGAGCTAGTGCATATGTTAAAGGCGACAACAATGCCGGTGCCATGCAGAGAAACATCATGATCATGGAGCGCGGCGGCCCCATGGCCGAAAAGGTGGCCGATTTCGTAATGAGTACTTTCTCGCAGCATCCGTTCGAACGTACTGGCATGGTCCCTTCGGGACGTACTATTCAGGGTGATTCTGTACGTTAAAGGCGGGACAGAGAAAATGACCAACGAAGACATTATTGCGAATTTGCATAGCCAACTCGACGAGGTTTCTAATTCACCTGCGCCCGTCGCTTCCAATGATGCTTCGGCTGGGCCTGCAGCTCCGCAGTCTGACATGCCTACGCCTGCGCAAGTGGGTATTCAGAGGCCGCTTCCCGTTGATCAAGCTTTGCGTCAGGGGGGCGTTGGTGCTTTCAAGACGCTTGCTCCGCGTTTGTACGACTACATGACGCAGCCTAATCCGCAACCACCATCGATGACGCCCAACAGAGCTGGCAAAGTGGCACCTTCCGATTACGATCCGAGAACGATGGGAGCTTTGGAAGATCTACGGAACTTGGCTCTTGATGCCATGCCTGAAGGAGGCTGGGCGGCTCGTGCTATGGGCGCTGTTGCGGGGGCCGTTAGTCCTTCGGCCGAGGCTGCCCAGCAACAGCAGCGCACCGCGGCGGTCCCTGCGCAGGCCTCACGGCCGCCTCCCGGTCAGCCTGGACCGACGGTTGTGTCCGCCGCTCCGCAGCCACAAGGTCCGCCAGGACCGATGCCGACGGCTGCTGTTCCGCAGCCCAGCATACGGCCGGATTTCACGCCTCAGGATATGGATCGGCTGAGTCAGCTCGGCACTGAAATGAGTGATCTCAATAAAAAGATAGACTCGGTTGGAAAACGGACTGATATTGGACCCGGTGGCAAGCGTGCACAAATCGATCCGCTTCAGACGCAAATCAATGCTAAACAGAGTGAGATTGACCGGATTCGTGACAATGTACGCCAGGCGCAGGCTGCTTTCGATTTGGCTGGGCAGCCGATCGGCGTTCGTAATCCTCCAGCGGTGGCGGTGGGGCGTGGTATTGGTCTCGGTCTTGGCGCTGGTACTGGTCTTTTGAAAGGATACAGCGGTAAAGGTCAATTCGGCCGCACTGTGCTATACGGGGCTGCCGAGGGTGCCGCTGGTGTTACAGTACCTAATCTTATGGACCTTGGAGCCGCTCCCGGAACGCCGGCACGCGAAACAGCGGAACGCAATCTTGCCTTCATTCATGACCCTACAAGTATCGCGAATTGGGATTATGCTCGGCGTGTTATTGCGCCTGAAATGATAGGCGGTGGGCTGCTAGGAATTGCGGGTTACGGCTTCGGCAGTGCGATTAATTCGGCTAGGAATCGACGATCGGCGCCATCTGTTCCTGCCGCTCCTGCAGAGCTACCCGCTTCGAGCTTGCCCAGCGGCGGTTATGCGTGGCCGACCGATCCGGAAGCACTCAAGAGCTTGCAATCGGTTGCCTACAAGACACCTTCGGGGCAATGGCGTGTCTATGTTGAGGGTAAGAATCGACGGTTGCCGAAAGGGCTTGAACCGCGTCCGTAGGAATTAAAAATGCTCCTGCCGTGGCTCGAATGGCCTCAGGTTGCCAAGACGCCACGCGAATTGATGCTTGCGCGGCTTCGTGATGGCGTGCCGCCGGAGCTTGCAGCGCGTGCCGCCGGCATTACTATGGATCAACTGAAAGACGATAAGGAAGTGGATATGGCGCTCGCAGAGGGCGAGATATTGCTTTTTGAGCGCGCACGTGATAGTGGCGTGACCGGTGTTGTACGGGCAGCCATGCGGCGCGAAGCTAACTCGTGGATGCCAAAGGCCGAAGTCACAGTTGGGATGACTTTGGAGGATTATTTGAGGGATTAATACCAACCCCATATTGCTTCTTTTACCCACCAACCATATAATATGCAGACTGTCGCTAAGGAGATTAGACGTATAGTAATTCTATGCCACCAAATGCACGCCCACAGTGCGAAAAAAGTTCCGAATACTAAGCACTCGATTTGATGGTTCCAAAAACAACCGTCGGGACATAAGTTCATTTTGTGTTCTCCAATTCTATGACTGGCGTACGTCGCAGAAAGTCCGGAATATCAAGTGGATGATTTTGACCGGGCCATAATTCTGTTACTGAGTCTTTGATTAGTTCTGGCCGTACAGGTACGGTTTCCCACGGCATTTTCATGGAATGTGTTCCTTGATTTTGTGTGTACGTGTGTACACTGTTTTGTTATGTAATGCAACCCCCTAAATGTATGACAGATTTGCCGCCGACACGCAAGCTATTGACGTATGACAATTTGTGCTGCTACACTTTAGGAGACTGATTCGTTCCTCTAAAAGAAGGGCCGGCTTATGGTCCAAATTGTTAATCAATCCACCCTCAGCATTGGCGGTTTTCGGCATTATTCGGGCCTCTTGCCCTCCATACCGGGTGATGGCAGTGCGCAAGCTCAAGCGTCCGTGCGGCCTTTCCATCTTGCTCCGACGAATGCGCTTGCGATCTTCCGCGGTGACATTGTCGTCTTCAATTCCGCTACGATCGGCGTGCAGGGGGCTGGCGATCTTCCGGTCAATATTGGTCCTCCATCCGCTACAAGCCTTGTAATTGGCAATGGTGGCGGTTCGCTGCTTGGCAATGCTTCGATGGCGGCGAACGTTTCGCGGTGGGTTCCGGGCGACACCACTAGTGTTATTGCTGGCGTCGTGGTGGGCTTCGGTCCGATCACGCTCTACATGGCAAAAAACGGCTTTCAGTACGTTCCTGCGTCTACCGAAGCGTGGGTTTTTGTCGAAACTGATCCGCAGGTCATGATGACTGCGACGGTGCCCACCGTACCCGCCACTGCGTTCAACCTTGACCTGAATAGCGGCGTTGATGTGAAGGCGAATGCCGCTTTCCAGAGCACGAGATTCGGCATTTCGGGAATGTCGCTTGATCCGACGACGATCCAAACGACTTCGACGCTGCCGCTTCGCTTTGTTAATTCGTCCGAGCAAATCGGAAACGATCCGACGGCGGCCGGCTTTGTTGCGCAAGTCACGTTCAACATGTCGCGCCATTACAAAGGCGGTGCCGGCTTCACTGCGGATTGAGGAGCAAATATGTCACGTTTTCTCGCGATTTTTCTTGCGGCGGTTCTGTCGGTCGGCGGCGCAGTTGCGCAGACCGTCGTTTCACAACCGGTGTTCGTTCCATCGAAACAGTGGATCGATTTGGGCAACGGCCCGCTCGATATTCAGCCGATTGAGGGTAACGGCGATCTTTATTCGTCATTTGGATCCGGACAAGGCAGTACGTCTGGGTCAACTACCAGTTTGGTGTTGACGACAACGCCTTTGGTGTCGCCGTGCATAGGCTGTGTCATTTCCGGCCCCGGCATTACGTCCGGAACTACCGTCTCTGCATTCACGCTTGGAACATCGATCGCGCTTTCAACGTCCATGTCCGTGACGCCGGTATCATTGGTTTCGTGGGGAGCTGCGTGTCCCGCGGCAACTGCGGCCAACGTTCCTGGCGTCTTTCCAAATGGGGTTGCGTCGCTGTCACCGCCGGCTCCTGCTCGTTCAAGCATTGGCGGAACGTATCCGTTCTATACGCAAGCCCGTGTTTGTGCGTACGGTGCTGCGCAGAACGGTTTTACGCTTCTTTATTTCGCGATCGGTGCTCATTGAAATGCTGTGGATCGGGCTCGCCGTATCGCTTTGCTACGTTCCGGGTTTGACCGGAGCGTACATCGCGACACAGTGGCCTTTGTTGGCTGTGATTCTGCCTTTCGGGTTGTTGTGGAAAGGGCCGTTCACAATTTTTCATTTGCTCGGACTTATCTTCGTTGACTATGCGGCAGTGCACATACTTTGGAGTCCTAATCCGTACGGTTCTGTCTATGGCGTGTGGCTGCTTGCCATTTCGGCGTTGGCTGTGTGGTTCGGAACTGCCTTGGAAGATACGCGTGAGCTGTACAAAGGCTTAGCTATTGGCGCTACATTGTCGAGCTTCGTTGCCGTGCTGCAGTTTTTCGGTATTGGCGTTGTTCCCGTTACATCGACAATGCCCGCCGGTCTGTACGTCAACAGCGTACAGCAAGGTACTGTGCTTGCCCTTGTAGCGGTCGCGTTGATGACGGAGCGTATGTGGTTGTGGATTCCGTCATTGCTGCCCGGCATTTGGCTTTCGCATTCCCGTGGTGGTGCTATTGTTTTGTTGATAGGATTGCTTTGTTGCTGTTCACGTCGTTTGTGGATACCGGTAGGCGTTCTCGCGATGGCGGCTTCGATTTACCTATTTTATCCGCTTTCGCCGTCCGACAGTCAACGTCTGTACATTTGGCACGTCGCATGGGATAACTTGACATTGTTCGGCTGGGGTGCCGGAGCTTTCTTCAGTGCAGTTCTCGTGCATGACGGCGTCACTTTGTTTCCGGAGTACGCGCATAATGACTTTTTGCAGTTCGCCTTCGAATTCGGTATCGGCGCGATTCTTCCTGCGATTATCATTGGTTATGCAGCATGGCGTACGGATGTTAAGGAATGGCCTGTCGTATTGGCATTCTGTGCGGCAGCGTGTTTTTCAATGCCGCTCTCCATGCCGATCGCTGCGTTTCTTTCTTTGGTCGCTGTGGGGCGTGTTCTTCGCGCTCATGGCCTACATGGCAGCGAGCGCAACTATCGCGGATATGATTTCTTATCGTGGGATGACACGTGCCGACTGGCAATTCGCGGCCGAGATCTTTCCATGGCACCGCAGCATTCAGCAAAAGGCTAAGCAATGAGCGGCGTCGATAGTGCCAATCAATTTCCTAACAGCTTCATGGCTAAGGCCGTGAAGCTGGGCGCGTCTCGATTCGTTTCTGACGACTATCCGAGTCGAATTCAGCTCGCTGAACAGAACAACGTCAGTATCGCCGTGGCAACTGGTTTGACCGTTCCGAGTGGCGCAACGTCGTCGCCAGGGACGACTGTGAACAACATACCGACATACGCGGTCATTACGGCAATCGGTGGGCCGCTGTATGCTACGTATGACGGCTCGACGCCCAGTTCTGTGAATTATGCTGTGGCGCTTGCTATGGGCGCGTCGCTGCCTGTGCAGGGCGAACAGGCGCTCGCGGCGGTCAAGGTTCAGGGAACGATAATGTCAGTTAGTTATTGGAGCTAAGTTAATGATTGAGACGCTTGCTTTGTTCGGTATTGCTGTATTGAACGCTTTTACGGCGTACATGAGTTATCGGGCACAGCATGAAAGTTACTTGTCACGTCTTTCGAATAGCAATACTGAAATCAACGTGCAGCGAATCGAAACTGCCACAAACAGTATGAAAGATGCACTAGTAGCATCAACTGCCAAGGCTTCGCATTTTGAGGGCGAAATGAAAGGACGCGCCGACATGCGTAATGAACTGAGCCATACAGGTTAATAGTTTTGGAACCGTTGTTAATTGTACTCGCGATTTCGGTTTGCGTTATTATTTTAGGAGTTTTGTTGATCGTTTTTGACAAGTAAAGTACAGAACGACAAACGCAGGAGCAAAAGACTATGACCCTAAAGACGGACCTTGAGCAAACGGTTGCCAAGTTGACAGAACTGGAAACTGCGGCTCGAACATTGAAAAACCAGAATTTTGCTGATATCGTGCTGTCGGCGCGCGGGCGACTGTCACAGCTCACTGAGCATCCGGATATCGATACGGTGCAGCGGCATTTGAGCGGCGAGCTTGAACAGAGCGGTGGGCGCCTGAAAGAACTGCTCGATCGCGCTCACGACAGCTTGAAAGAGGCGCGAGAGGCTGTTGACCACGCTCCTAAGACCGAACCCGATAAGACGCCAATTCCTGTTTTTGAACCGCCGCAAGTTTCCGCGAGTGGCCTACCAGATGGGCATTTGCATCGCAACGCGGCCGGGAAGTTGTTCGAAGTTCATAACGGGACGTGGATTCCTGCAGAAATTGAAAAGACGTCGTCTCCGTATCCGAATACAGAGGTGAAACATGGGAACACGGTTCTGCGGCCATAAAACGGGGTTCAACCCCACTGGTGAGAACGACATCATGCCGAACTTCATGGGCGCTCCTGCCACCAAGTTCGGTGGCCGGCCGGCGGTGCCTGCGGGGCTGCTCAAACGCTTTCCTGGAGCTACGGCCGATATCAGTTCGGGCAACAGGCGCTTGGCAAAATCGAAGCACGGGGACGGCGGTGGCGATGGTGTTACGTACCGTGGCTCCACTGCATTCGGCAATCGCGAGGGTGGCATGCGATCAGGACGCAAGCCCGGCGGCATGGACGGCAAGCGTTCGCGCAGCATGGCTGACAATAAGAAGTAGGGCAAGAAGTAGGGCCCGGTCATGCCGAGGCGGTACGAGGCCATTAAGCGCGAGCTGCGTAAAGGGCATCCCAGCATGTCTGAGGCGATGGTGAAAAAGCACGCGGCGATGATTTTCAACGGCACGCGCAAGCGTGGCCAGAAGCCGGTCACGCGCAAATCGAAGTAGGCCAGGATGTTCTACAGGCCCGGCGGCAACAATAAAGCGATCAATCGCCAGTATGATTGCGTGTACGGCGACGCCATCGGCCTTACTACGGGCTGGTTGCCTGTCAACAAAGGGGATACAATCGCCGTCAACATCGCTCGTGCGTCCATCGCTTTCAGTTCCGCGGCGTCGAGTGTCGTTACTATGTCGCCGATCGCGCCGGAAGCAACGTTGCTGATGGAAATGCGCATGTTTGGCGTTGATCAGAGTTCGCAAAATCCAAATGCGGGCATGTGGCCTGTGGACCAGTGGCAGAACATGGTAGTTGCTACGTCACGGAGGGCGCATCGATCAGGTTGGATGCGACTGCGCATTTTGAATATAAATAACGGGGACGGAACCGGCGTCAACATGGCAATGCAGATTTCGCGTACGGGTGACGTAGGAGCGCAAACGTGATGCTATGGGCGGCATAGACAACGGCTCAATTCAGAGCGGCGTCTTTTTTCAAGCCAAGCAATTTGGATCGCTTTTGCGTGGTAGTGGACCGCCCGTATCACAGGCTGGCATTCTGGGCGATCTGTACGTAGATGTGCAGACGTGGAACTTGTACAGCAAGCGGTCATCCGACATAGCTAGTGACGTTGATCCGTGGGGACATTATATATTTGTCGTGCCGTCTACGTATCAACTACAATTGAAATGGTTCAGCACTTCGGCACCCGATGATAGTGTTGGCGTGATTGGCGATTATTGTTTAGCATGGGCTGGTTTCGGAAATTACGGTTTACAGCCATCGATTTACGGACCGAAAGGTGCCAATAATACATGGCCAGAAAATGGCAACGGTCCAAGCACGTTAATAGTCATAGGTGGCGTGTTTCCACTTGGATTATCTGGCGAGGGTACGCAAACCGCGTACAGCACATCAACTCAGTTGATCACCGCAGGGCTCGTAGACGAGTACGTAGCGGCCATTCCGGTTGCGAATGTAGTTGGTACTCTTATCGGTCAGTTCGGTTTGCAACAGCAACCAACGCCGGTTGCCGTTACACTTAACACGCTGTACACTGTTGAAGATAGCCATGCCATATAAGTACGATCATACTGCAGACAATGCCGCAACGCAAGCTAGATTTGAATGTGACATGCCGGACATTATGAGTCGTCTCTTGTCGGGAGTGAGTAGTGCAGCCGGGTGTGGTGTACATTTTCTGCAAGTACGCGACGACGGCATTCTGATTTCGCGCGGAACCGCTGAATTCATCATGCGAAATTTCACAAAGGCAAGTCATGAGCGGATTTGATAACGGTACGATGCAGAGCGGCGTCTACTTTCAAGCGAAGCAGTTTGGAAGTATCTTGCGTGGTAATGGACCGCCCGTACCGCAAGCCGGCGTTGTTGGCGATCTGTACATAGACGTTGCAGCGTGGAATCTGTATAGCAAGAGATCAACAGACAGTGGCGGGGATGTTGACCCATGGGGGCATTATTTGTTCGCCGTGCCGATTACTTACCAGCCGGCTTTGAAGTGGTTTGGTACTGCAGCGCCAACCAGCGATATCGGCGTGAACAATGATTACTATCTGCTATGGGCCGGGTTTGGGAACTATGGACTTAATCCCGTGTCCATATATGGACCAAAAGCTGCAGGTGTGTGGCCAAATACGTCAAATCCAGTTACCGTTACGCTTAACTCGCTGTACACGGCTGAAGATAGCCACAGCGTATAAAGGCACGCTATGTCCTACAATTCGCTGACTGACTTTATAGCGTTGCTTCGTAGTACGGGTGGCGGCGTCCGTACGGAACAGATGCCGGGCCTTGATTTTGTCGTGGCTGCTTTAGGCCGTGCTGGTTTCATAACTCTGGCAGTTCAAGCTACTGCACCAATATCTAACCAAGCTGCAACGGCCTGGTTTCAGCCTGCGTCACCATCGTGGAGTGCTGAGGGTATTCTGTATTTGTGGAATCCCGCAGTTTCGGCGTATCAGCCCGCCACGCCGGCTTTATGGGAACAGTATTTTTTACCGCTCATATCTGGTTATGCATTCCAAAGTATAAACGGAACGGGACAGGCTATCGTCGCCGGCACGTCGCTGGCGGCTGTACAGCGCGCCGCGCCCGCTACCACAGCGATTACGCTTCCGACGCTTGCCAATCAATTCGCCAGTGGAAAGAAACTGCAAATTGTGGATTTTTCTACGGCTGTCACGAATCATGTTATTACATTGAGCGTGCCTGAAATAGTTTCGTCACCAACTATTATGGGGCAAGCGACGCTGCAAATGCTTTCCACGGCTGTACAGCTTGCAGGAGTCATGCTACAGCCATCCCCTGATCTCAATGCGTGGGTAATAGCACCATGAAGATGCTCCGCTCAGTTCTTGCCGTTTTCGCATGTTTCGTTGCAATTCCAGCATTCGCGCAGTGGCAAACACCGAATCATTCCACTCCTGTCGGTCGTGGCGTCGGCGTCATTGGTTTTGGCAGTGTTGGACCGTGCAATTCTGGCGTGCCTATTCTTGGTGCCGGGGGTTCTGCCGATCCGGCGTGTAATCCGCTTCCTTTAGGTGGTTCGGGCGTTACGGGGAATCTACCTGTTGCCAATCTTAATTCCGGCACCAACGCGTCCGCCACGACTTTTTGGCGTGGTGACGGTACGTGGTCGCCCCTCAATTTTGGCATTCCTGCTAATTTGCAGCTTAACGCCAGTGTCGCAACGAACAATTTGACGGTTGCCATTAAGGGAAGCAACGGTGCCGATCCGTCGGCATCTAATCCGGTGCTGATTCCGTTCCGGGATCCAATTATTGCGAATGGCGATCCAATAATCCGTTCGCTTCAAGCACCGCTCAGTATTTCAGCCACTTCAGGCTTTGCAGTAGGGTGCAACAATGCCCAAATGTGCCGGTTGTGGGTTGCGGCAATCGACAATGCCGGTACTGTGGCTCTGTGTTTGTATAACGCGCGTTCCGCGCCGGCTGGGGCGTTTGCCAGTTTGATTCCTCTTAACGAGAGCAACGTTGCTACGTCTTTCGCGGGATCGGGAGGCGGCGCTAATGCACAAGTACTGTACTGTACGTCTGTATCCGTCACAAGCAAGTCGATTAAGGTGCTTGGATACATAGACATACAAGAGGCCACTGCAGGGACTTGGGCCACAGGTCCGACTACTGTGCAATTGTCGGGTCCTGGCATTCCTATAGCTGGTCAAACGGTTCAAGAAATAGGGATGAACACTGCCGTAACGCAGCTTGTTACATCGGCTACGCCTGCCACCAGCAACATGACGTTGAGTTTAACTCCTTTCAGTGCGGCTGACATAGTTTCGTGTTCGGCGTCCACATGGGATTCTCCTACGGGGGCTGGAGGTGAGTTAATAGTGCAGATTTATCGAGGGGCTACAGCTTTAGCTCAATCCATAACAACAGGTCCGGCTAATAGCAATGCAGCCATTGCAATTGGGCCGGTGTTTGACGTACCAAATTCCGCTTCTTCGCTGACCTATGCGCTGTTTGTCGCTGCGCCAGGAGCCGCGACCGTCACGGTCGAAACCGGCATGATTGCCTGTCGAGAGTTGCAGGGATGACCGTTCCGTCTTTTAGTTTGCTGGCACCACATTACGCCAAACTGTGGACGGAGCTTGTTCCGTCGCCGGCTCACATGCCGGAACTCACTAAGATTTGCAATGGCCTCATCGCGCATAAGGCAACCTATCAGCAAGTTGCGCAGACTGTGTGGGGCGACCCAAAATTCTGGTGGTACGTTGCCGTCAACGATCAGATGGAAGGCGGTGGTGGCGCGTGCACTTTTCTTGGTAATGGGCAGCCACTTAATCGCGTCACGACGGAGGTTCCGGTTGGACTTGGTCCGTTCGCTAGCTTTTTGGCTGGCGCTATCGCTGCATTGCGGGGCGTTTCAGCGCCGACATCGATTGAGCGTGCAGCATTTGATTGGGAAGCATTTAATGGTTGGGGTTACCTCAATAAGCCGATTGAAAATCCTTATCTTGCATCGGATTCGAATGAGTATACTAAAGGTAAATACATTGCTGATCACGTTTACAGTGCAAGTGCGGTTAGCGGGCAACCTGGCGCGCTGACGATTTTGAAGGTTCTCGTGGGGCTCGATCCGACGATCAAGATTCCATTGGAAACACAACCGGAGGTTCCTGTGGCCGAAACTTCAACTGCAGCATCCCAGATCGATATGAACGCTTTGGCCACGCTCGTCGCGGCTCAGCTCCGGGCTCAATCAGCCTCAGCGCCGCTGACGCCGATGGTTGTTCAAGGCGTGAACATGTCGGGCATTACGCTTGCCTCGACTGTCGCCCATGTGAACGCTTTCATGCCGATTATCGGAACGTTGCTCGGGTTCATGCCGCCGCCCTGGAATGCGGCGGGCCCGATCGTGTTGCTCGCGCAACGCGGAATCAGCGCCGCGGTGGATGTGACCAGTGCAATTCAGACCAACCCGGCTACGGTTGGAACCGTGCTCAATAGCCACATGGACGTGATTGGCGCGCTGGCGGTTCAGTTGGAGAAGCAGTTCCCGAATATCAAGCCGTGGGTTGATGCCATCAGCGGTATCGCTGCGGCAAAAACTACAACCAATTGAAAGGATGAGTTCCATGGATGACGCCACCACAAGCTTTTTGGAAACCGTGATTGCCGGACAGGCCCGCCACATCCTTACAGGCGTCGCTGGCGGCCTGGTCGCCCATGGTGCCCTCACAGCAGATCAAAGCAATTCGTTCGTCCAGATTGGCGTCGGCCTCGTGCTGTATGGCGTTGGAGCCGGATGGTCATGGTGGCAGAAAAACGGCCAAGCACTCGTTAAGGCACGGTTCGACAAACTTAGGCATCGCGTCGCCGCCATTCCAATCGTAACAGCGACTACGCCGACGATTGCGGTCAACTCGGCTATTATTAAAGCAAAGGAAATGGCGGTAGTAGATACGACCGCGAATCCGGTTCTTCCCGTGACGGGAGATCAGCGATTATGACTATGCCGGATCGCAAGTTCCCGTGGATTTGGACTGCATTCCTTCTCGCGTTCGTCATCGGCTTTGCCGTGATCGAAGGATGGGCGCTTGCGACTGGCGGCACGACTTTGTCGCGATACACCTACGAGCTTTCGAAAGATTGGCCCGTCTTGCCATGGCTGCTTGGCAACGTCACGGGAGGGCTTGCAGTGCATTTTTGGTGGCATTGGACTATTCCTGGAGAAGCGGGCGACGGAGGTTAATATTTGTGTCCGTTCCATGGGAGCGGCCTGTTCGGCTGAGTAAAGAGAGCGTACGGGACGCTCTTCTTTTAAATTTCGATAGATATCGTGAGACATTTTTGCGTGTCCGCCCTCCTATAGGCGGCGAGCGCATTCCTTTTATTTTGAACAGCATGCAGCGCGTTCTGCATGCTGGCATTGAGAAGGAACGTGCTAAGTTCGGCATGGTGCGCGCCCTGGTTCCTAAGGCCCGGCGGATGGGCGTCAGTATGTACATAGGCGGCCGTTTTTTCCACCGTACTGCAACGCAGACAGGCAGACGTGCGCAAGTTGTTGCACATCGATCTGACAGCGCTACGAATTTGCATCGGGAAATTAAGGAATTCTACAATGGGCTTCCTGCGTGTGCACGTCCACATTTAGGTGCATCAAACGCACGCGAACTGATTTTTGACGTACTTAAATCACTGTACAAAGTCGCATCGGCAGAAGGTGGTGATATTGGCCGTTCCGATGATTTTCACTTGCTGCATCTGTCGGAGGCTGCGTTTTTTGATAATACGGAGGACTTGTCGTCCGGTTTGCTGCAAACCGTACAGAACCTTGCAGATACGGAAATTATTGTTGAGAGCACGGGTAATGGCCAATCAGGCATGTTCTACAGCATGTGTCAGGAAGCGCACATTGCACGGAATGAAGGGCCGTGGCGACTGTACTTCTTACCGTGGCCGTTAATGCCTGAATATCGTATAGCGGTTCCCGCTAATTGGAAAGCTCCGAAAGAATTCGAGGACTACGCTAAATTTCATGCGCTTGATCAGGAACAGACATACTGGTTCTGGCTAGAGAACTACACTATTACTACAATGAATGGCGGTCACCCTGGAAGCATTCACAGACTAACGAGACAGGAATATCCGGCTACGTACGATGAATGTTTTATGGCAGATAGTACGCTGGACTTTTTTTCGGCGTCTACTGTTCAAGCTGCCATGATGCGCAAGCCGAGTCCATCAACTGGAGCGCTTAAGCTTCTCTGTATTGATCCGGCCGGTGATGGGCAGGACAAACCTTTCGTGTGTGACCGACAAGGTTCTGCGATCGGCGCTCGGGTTTGGGGAGAGTTGGCTAATAGGGATTACAATGTGCAAGCAGATTGGCTTGTACAGACCTTTGAACGCTTCGGCATGGACGCAATTCTCGTGGATATCACCGGGACCGGCAAGGGGCTCGCGGATGCGTTGCGGCTTCGTATGCGGCGGTTTGGAGTGGAAAAAGTGATAGCAGTGAATTTTGCTTGGGGTGCTCTTAACGGTACGCTGTACGGCAATAGACGTGCGGAGTTGCATGATAAATTTCAGCGATGGTTGCAAAGCGATGTGTCGATGCCGAATGACGAACAATTGCAAAAAGAAGCGGCGGCGTACAAATGGGGCCAAGGCGGTTGCCGACGTGATGAGAAAGCACGACTGTTCATGACGCCGAAAGAGAAAATCCGTGCGGAGATCGGCCGATCGCCTGATCGGCTTGATGCTTGCGTCGTTTCAATGGCTATGGAGGGTTGACGCATAAAAGTGTACAGTGTAAGACGTGCACACCTTCATAGGAGCACGTACATATGGAAACGGAGAGTTCTGAAAGCGCAGTTCAAGTGCCTATTGAGCCTGCCAAGCTGAAGCCGAAACCGAAGAAAAAGAAGACTAAGCCTGCGAAGGCTGCCAAACCGAAGCGATCGCAGAAGAAAGCGAAGTCTGCGGCAAAACGCCACACTAGTAAAAATGGGGCCGCACGCAAGCCTTCTGTCGTATTGCGTGCTTGTCGCATGGATATCCGTTTGACGGCCGCGGAGCGTGAAAAGCTCACGCGCAAGGCCGCAGTGATGCGGCGGACCGTGACTAGCATTGTTGCTGAGCTTATTGAGAAGATGAAATAACAAAGAGCCCGCGGCTGTCCAACACCGCGGGCTCTGGCCCCCGTCGTGCCCACCCAGGACTTTACTGTCCGTTCTGATGGTACTGCGCGGTCGCCGAGGCGTCAAGTGCCGTGCAGGTGCCGGCAGAGATCGCCCACGCCGTGTAATCACCCGCGGTGATCGCCGGATTGGTAACCGCTCCTACAACGGCGGCTCCGCTTGCTGTTAGAGTTACCGTTCCGATTGTGATCGGCGTTGCGGTACAAGTTGCGCTCGTTCCGCATTCGTAGAAAGTAATTGTCGGATTTCCTGCGCAAGTGAATGAACTAGTGGACCCTATCAAATTGTCTACGGTAGATGATTTTACCCATTTTTGGAATTGAGCAATGGTATTGACTATGCTCGCCTGAAATCCAGGGGCGTATGTTGTGGACAACTGCGGACCCGGCCCTACGGTACGTCCGCTCAGTTCGTAGGGAAAAATCGGATACAGACCGCTCGCTGTGGCAGCGGAACTGAGTGTCATTGAGCCTGGATTGGCAGGCGTTAGCGTTAAAAGTGTAACACCGCCGGAATTACTTGTCGGCCAAGGTGAACTGCCACCCCCGAACTGGAAAGGCGCAAGTAATAAGTCACCGACTTTGTAGTATGTTCCGAGATCGGTACCAATCACGCCATTACCGTTGCTGACGTTGCTTACGGTTGTACTACCACTGGTAAACAGTCCGTATTCCAACTGTCCTGGAATTGTCACGCCGGTTTTTATGAGCGCAGTGTTTCCTGAATTCAGGAGCGGCGTTGCGTTGAGATTGCTCGCCCACGTATTTGTGTTGGGAGTTACCGTGAGATTGTTCTGTTGAACGGCCGTAATGACCGATGACGTAGTTGGCGCGAATGTGCAGTTTGTCGCATCGGGTACCGGCGATCCTACTGACAGCACAACGAATATTGTGCCGCTGTTGAAATGGTATAGGATATCTCCCGGAGCCATTACGTAAACGATTCCGTTGCTTCCTAATTGGTAAACATTGCAATAATTAAATTGCATCACGTCATTGGTGTAAGTCGGCAATACGGAAATTTGAGTGCCTGGGGAAGACGGAAATGTAAGCTGAGCAGGAGCGGGTACTGTCATATTCCAAGAGCGGCCTTGTGTGTCTACGTACGTCTTCATATCCTGTGTCATTGGGAAGCGATTGGTAAGGTTTCCACGCGTAAGTACATCGGCATGGGGATACGAACTAAGGCTAGAACTGGCGGTCATTGCTTCCGCACCAATCGTCTGACTATTGTTGACTAGATAAGTGCCGTTGCCGCCGCCTCCTGTGCCTAACGCTGTGATGCACGTGTTTGCAGTGACTCCTGCGCCGGTGTATATGCAGGAGCCGATTGCTAGCGATCCGCCGACGACGCCGCCGGTAACCGTCAACGTGCCGCCATTGGTGGTAGATATCGCTCCTGTGAAGCTTACAGTCGAATAATATGAGCCAAGATAATATTGTGGTACCTGCCAATTGTTAATGGCGCTGGGGTTATAACGTGGCGCTCCGGCAAACATGCTGCCGGTGTAATTGATCGCTTGCAATTGCATGGGAGTTACCGCTCCCGCTACAGCACCTTGGATGCCACCTCCATTTAAGACAGCAGTAGTTTGCGACCCACCGCAGAACAAATTTGATATTCGCTGATTTCCGTTGAAATTGACGCCGGTCATGCGAATTTCGGCGTTTGTGGCGGTTATGAAGCACGCAGGGATTTGACCGTGCAGTGTTTCGGTTAGGTTGAACGTGCTGTTCTTCAAATCTACTAGGTTATTGAATGATGTATTAGAAATGAAGTTACCAATTCGCACGCATCCTTCACAATATATTTCCGATATATCGAGAGGGCCGGACAGTCCAAGGTTACCAAAGTTGAACACTTGGTAAACTGGTGAACAGCCGATATTGCTGATCGGGCCGTTAAATTCACCTTGTTGCATTCCAAGTGTGGTTTGGTCAATTACGGTGTAATTGAATCCACAAACGAAATTGCTGATATTAACGTTGCGGCTTTGTGAATTGGTTATGCTAAGTCCGTAGGGATTGTATGCGATATTGAGGTTTTGCGTTTTCAGAAAATCTCCGTTGTTCTGAGTATTTAGACCGACGGCGAAGGCTACTCCAAACCCATTGATATTGACATTCTTCAATTCGATATCCGACGTGACGGCTTTGCCGTACTGAGCGCTAAGCATAGTCCACGCCGGAAATGTCAAGTTTGGGTACGGTGCGGATACTGGTTGTGTGCCTGAATAGGCATCTACCGTCACTGCCGCCCACGGCGTATGCTGAGTAAACCCGCCAGAAGTCCCCGATGGCGTAAATTCTGGCGGCAGCCAATCGTTCACGTTTGACGACAGGTTGAAACCGCTGCTCATCGTAAACAATAGATAATTGTATAGTCGTCCCCAAAACGTAACACCGTACAGACCGACTTGCCGGCCAGATTGAAAATTAATCGCTGGTCTGTCCGTTTGGGTTGGATACAAATTGCATCCTGGTAACTGATTGTACCCACCGCGATACCCACCAGATAGACGAAACGCATAAAATCCATTTCCCCACCCAGCTTGCAGAACGTCCGTAATCTTGAAGTTTCCGAAACAATAGAAATCAGCGACTCCCGACTGCATTCCGTAATCAAACATGGCTTGGAAAGCGGCTGTGTTGTCAGTGCCAGTGACGGCATCCGCCCACGCGACTGAAGGGATCGTTAGTGATGTAGGCACGGCTTGCGATGCGACGATATTTCCCGAGCCTACGCTGACAATAGTCGTGCCGCTTGGAATGATAGGCAGGGAAGCAGCTTGGCGCGTTGCCCAGCCGACGGTTGTGATGTGCTGCCCGGGAGCCAATCCGGCCGTACTTGAAACAGTGACCGTCGTCGTGCCGTTGGCGGTTGCCGTCCATCCGTATGATCCAGCAATCGGCGACCCTGCATCGGAAAGGGCACCCCATTGTTTTACGTCTACGGCGCCAGATGGAAATGAAGCAATCCAGCATTTGCCGTCTGCGCTCGGGACCTGCGCACCGTTGTCGCCGGCCCCTGCATTGAACGTGCAAGCGCCTGCACTTGGATTGTAGAACAGCGGCGGCGCGCCATTGCCGTTGCCGTAGGTTGTGCGCCAAACGCCAGTGGGATAGGCTGCCGTAGAAGCTAATGTGAGGGCTGTTAAATTGGCAACCCCTCCTGCGCCGCCAGTGCCGCCTCCTCCCGGGTTGTTGGGGAGTTGGCTGCCGCCGAAATTAGGGAGCCCCTGTGCGAAAGCAGCGACGCTAAATATCAGCAATAAGAAAAATGCGGCTATCCGTTTCATTGCGTCGCCCCTTCATGCTCGAATACGGAAACCCCAGCCTGTAAATTGGCCGAACGTGCCGTCTTTTTTGTCGACTTTGTACGTATATTTGCCAGCGAACTCTTTGTTAGCGGGATCCATGCCGGCGTACAGACTTTGCAGTTGCAGGCGATTTTGCTTTCGTACGTAATCGCCGACTTTTGTCGAGCGTGCACACAGAATTGGTCGGAATGCCTTGCCTTCCTTGTCAGTGCCGGCTACTAGGTTATCGAACAACTTTACCAGTCTTTCGTTGGTTACTTGTTCGAAGCCCTTATTGTGGGCATCTGCAATTTCATGCGCTACGCTGTTGATAATACGGAATTCCCACTGCGGATAGAGGTGCCGATCCGGTATGTATAGTTTAAGCGGTCGGTCAAGATTGAGTTGTTTGATAATGCTTTCTATATCCTGAGGCTCGGAAAATGGCGAGAGCCCCGCAGTAGCATCGTTCACGCCGGGCACTTCCGGTATGCTGGGCGGCGGATTGGGAATTAGGTTTGGGGATATTCCAAAACCTGGAAACGGCGTCATACTCTACTTCCTTTTGCTTCGTTGGTGCGCAGCATAGTGGCTCTCAAGAGCCTTAGTCTCAAAAGTTGTTCGCTGTTCTTTCGTGGCTTTGGATGACAGGAGCTTATCGGCAGAGCGCTTTATCTCAGCTCGAATATCAGGTGGCGCATCGCTGAGCTTAGTCCAAGGTCCTGCACGACGACTGGCACCACGCGTGTTTGAAATGTCACCCTCCTTAGGGCCATCTGTGCGGCGGCGTTTGCTCTTGCTTTTGCTCTTAGTTTCTTCGTCGTCTTCATCCTCATTCTCTGCGCCGTCTTCATTTTCGGCTTCTTCATCGTCTTCGTCCTCTGTGTTAGCAGGCTTGGGCGGTTTGAATTCGTTTTCTACAGCCTTCACGATAGCTGCGGTAAAATCGGCCGCAGTGGCGAACTTGTTCGGATCCAAGTCCTTACCGAACTGAATTGCTTTTGCCGATCGTTTAGGATCGGTGCCGAACCATTCCTGCTTGTTCAGTTCTGCACGTATTTCGGCGTCGCCGTATGGAAGCGGTTTCGGAGCCGTACTGATTTCTAGCTGTGCCAGTTGCGTTGCGGCTTTACGAGCGCCTTCTTGGTCGCCTTCTAGCACGGCTTTATCGAGTGCAGCTCGCAAACCATTGAGGGCTTGTTCCCTCACCATCGTATTTAAGTCCATTTATTTACCTCGATTTTGCTGTTGCTGAAATCAAAGGTCGGTATTGTTTCCGTATGCGCATCTGGCGTTTCCCATTCAAGCGTAGCGGGGTCCGGCATGTGTTCTGCTTTAATGATGCCGATTACATCATTGAAACTGGACATGTACCGCCAGCCATTTGTTGCCGTCAGCTTTCCGCCTTGAATCATCGTTCCGGCGAATGGACGGAATATTACCCAATCGCCAATCTGTATATCCTGCTTTTTTAGGGTGTCTTCTCCGCTTTTATAGCTGAACGCGAGCGGCCCCATTCCCGCAATGCGCCCGGCCATGACGTTGTGCTGCATCATGTCGCGCGTAATATCTGGCGTTAGAATGCTGCCGATTTTTGACGGTGGCAGTGGAATACGTACAATGACCATGTCACGTGTCGGCTGTACGTGTTCATGCGGAATTTGGAATGAATGAACGCCCACGCTGCTCATACTGTCTCCGTATTTCTTTTTGTGGCTTCGCAGAGGGTGTCGGCTGATGTTTGAAGTTCACCTATGCGCTTCGCTAACTTGCGTAGCTCATTAGCTTCTAGAATTAATTGATGCGCCCGTAACTCTAGTTGAGTAGCGCACAGCAAGAGATACGCATGTCGTTTAGTGCGTTCTTTTGCGATTTCATCGTCCCTCGCATCACTCATATTGTCTCCGTGCTTTGTAGTTTTTGTAAAGCGAGTTGTGACGGCAGTTCAAGGAGCACGCAAATCTCATTGAACGCTACCGCCCGGCCCTGCGATACCGGGTCCACCGGGGCTCCTGCCAAGAATGCCGCCGTCACTGTTTTGGTTCGGCGACGTAGGTAGTTGAGGAGCGCCTTGGTTTCCTGGCTGCTGAGCCATTCCGTCAATGCTAGTTCCCGCATTGCCCGCCTCCTGCATCATTGTCTGCACGGCTTGTTCGAGTTGCGCCATTTGTAACATGGCAATTTGGCTGTTGATCATGCCACCGCCGGCTTCAACTAAATTCTTAAGTGCTTGCGTAAGCTGTACAGCGACGGCACCTGTGACCTTTATATTTTCAGTTTTTTGCTTCATTAACTTTATTGCAGCTTCGGCTTTTTCCTTAGGAGTAGCCTGCGGCATTGGCGGCTGTCCGATCAGCTTTTCCGGATTTGGGAGTCTCAGTGTTTTATACAGACGCATGCGTACTTCGCGCCAGTCCGTCAATTGATCTTTCATAAGTTCCATATAGATGCCGGCAAGTGCACTGCGCTGCATTTCGGTTGCAAGCTGTGGGTCTGCCGTTACTGCTATGTTGTCGGCACCAGAAACTTGTATGTTTTCGGGCAGAACGTCGTAAGCGCTGGCCATTTCGACGAATGACCGGAATTCCTGCGTCATCGATGCGACGAGACGGCGGTGCACTGCGGATTGAACTTGCGCACCGTTATCTATCACGCCGCGGGCCATGGTCGCAGTCATTGACGCAGGTGCATTTTCTAGTAGATTGATTGTTCCGGCGAGACGGTCGCCCAGCGTCATGATCTTGTCGAGAACCTGTACGGAACCGGCTGAAACCGATTTCATCGGCCATGGCGAGAACATCTTTTCGAGCGGCATCCCGTCTGTAGGTAATGAGGTAAATCGGTTGCCTTTTACTTCGATTTTGTCCGGCAAGCCAAACGAACTGCCGCCGACAACGCCGCCGTTTTCACTTTCGCTTTTAGCTGTATCGGAAATTGACGCAAGCAGCCGGTTGGCTGTGTTCTCGACGCGGGCGAGCAACTTGCCGAATCCCATGGGTAGAAATCCGCCTTTGGGATCAGGAAGGAACTTATACGGATGGAACCGGATAACTGGATTGAAGTATAGCGTATCGTCTGTATTCACTACTGTTTTTGCAGACCATCGTGGTTCGATTTTGACGACTTCCGGAAAATCGTCACGTGATATTATGATTGTCCACGGCTCCTCAATGCCGTCGTCGTCTAGGTCTAGCCACGCATCGCAATCGTAAAACCGTTTCGGCGCCTGTGGATCGTTATCGTGAAAACCAGGTTCGTAGTCAACCCAGCGCTTGCGTTCGATCGATCGATTGATCTCGTACGGATACCGCTCGAATTGGTCCGTAATTCGCGGTGCCCGGTTGATGATACGCAGGTATTTCACATTTACGATTACGTCCTTACATGTACGGAAAGCCGTGTGAAATATTTCGTCCTCGCGATCGAATGATCGTTTACGCCATGCCAGTCCGGTGACGGACATGTGTACGACAAGCGGATCAGTATCAGTCACCCAATTTGGGTCATTTGTACGGAGCTGACTGGATACCCACGCCGCAACAGCTTCGCTTCCCGGTTCGGTTGCTCTTGCCAGGTCGGGCTCGCCCAGCAAAGCGTCCGTGGCGCGCGCTGAAAACTGCACAACTGCCGTCAGCGTCATTTCTGTGGCTGGCGGTCCTTCCTCATTCGAACCTTCTTGCTCGCGGTCCTGAGGCTTTGCGTCATTTTCCTGTGCGGTGACGGTGTTCAAATAACCTTCTGCCTCACTGAGCCAATCGCTCATGGATTGCTCGTCGATGCCGATCAACATGATCAATTCGTCGGCAAGTAATCGGCGTTCGTCTTTTGACAATTTTTCGGCCAAATTGCCAAATTTCTCAGGCTTATCAATATCAAACTTAATGATCGGAAGGTTACGCATAAGGCTGCTGTCATACATCCCTTAAGTTGTATTACTTTGGAAGTTCTCACAATTCCTGTTAAAGCTGCACAGTGATTCGCGGTGGCTAGTCAAGGCCATCATAGAGGAGATTGACGTGCAAGTCATCGATCGAAGTTTGCAGCCTTCACAATATTGGCCCGGCCTCTATGCGTTGTTTGGTCTGGACTATGAAAGGCTGATGCCGGTCTATCCGCAATTTTTTGATTCAAAGCCCAGCGAGAAGGCTTTCGAGGAGTTCATGACGGAACGCGCCGGCCTTGGTCTCGCCGTGCAGCAACCGGAATTGGAGCCCGTTCAGTTCGACGTGCCGAACGAAGGCTATCGGACGCAAGTCACGCATGCAAGCTATGGCCTCGCCGTGGGGATTTCACGCGAAGCGAAGGACGACAACCTATACGAAGATGTTGGTTCCCGCATGATGAAGGAACTGGCATTTTCGGCTCGGCAGACTGAGGAATACATTGCCCACGCGCCATTGCAAGTTTCCGTGGACGCCGTGAATGGCGTTCGAGCTGACGGCGTTCCGCTCGGGTCTGCGGCGCATCCAACCGCCGTCGGCGCGCAATCGAATTTGCTGGTCGCCGCAAACGTCTCTGAACTGGCCTTCGAAAATGCCGTCATTCAAATCTCGTACACACGCAATGGTCGCGGCTTTGTAATCAATGTCTTGCCTAAGCGCGTCATTCTCTCTCCGGAAAGCGGTCCGGAAACACGGCGCATCCTCGGATCGCCGTTGCAGTGGAACGCTCAGACCAACAATATTAACGTCCTGCGTGCCACCAATGCATTGCCGGAAGTGGTCGAAACGCCGTACCTCGTGGACAAGGACAATTATTTCGTCCAAACTAGCGAGCAGGACAAGGACAACGGTCAAGGCTTTACGTTCTGGGAGCGCTCGCAGCTCGAAACCCGCGAAGACAGCAATTGGTCGAATCAAGCGTCGCTCATCGCACTGTGGTTCCGCTGCGCCGCATCTGTCATCGACTGGCGTACCGTGTTTGTGAGCCCGGGTGCCGACAACGTTTAGCAATCCACAGGGTAATTAATTCATGAATAATCAATCACGTGGCATTGGTTGGGCCGTTAAGCAAATGCACGATGGCGCCAAAGTTCGCCGTACTGGTTGGAACGGAAAGGGGATGTTCCTTTTTCTTGTTCCCGGTTCGCGTTTCAAAGTTAACCGATCTCCACTTCTTGGTATTTACTCAGAAGGTACGGAAATTGACTATCACCCACACGTTGATATGAAGACAGCGCAGGGTTACATCGTGCCGTGGCTGTGCTCACAGGCGGACTTACTGGCAACAGACTGGGAACTCGCCGACAACGTCTAATGTTTCACGTGAAACATTCGCCCCATGGGTGAACCGGTTCACACTACAAAGCCTAAGTTGCGCCCTTACGAAACGTGGGGTGCGTGCTCCCGTTGCAATGCCAGAGTTCCCTACAAAACTCTTGGGCGTGAGCGGTTAACGGGCTTGCTCGTCTGCACGCGATCGTCAGGACGCGCCGTACGGCCGTGCTTCGATCCTTGGCCGCCCGTGTACGATTTTCAGGTGTCGCCAGATAAATCGATTGACCCGCCGCCAGAGCCCCTTCCGCTGCGCTACAATCTTGACGACATATGGGGGAGTGGACCGTCATCCGGAGCGCCCAGCGTCTTCGCTGCGGGGCCTAAGGCAGCTCCGGATGACGCCACGCGGCTTGCTGCACTTCTTTCGGCGCCGCCCTATTATTCAACGCTGGGCAAGACGGCATCGTTCACCGGCATTCAGGCGCTTGCTCAGCCTGTCGCGACAGAAGTGATGAACTTGCAAACCTTCGTGCCTTCGGATTATGATGGCACGTTCATTCCGTCCAGCTCCGTGCGGACCGTTGTGCCTCCTTCGGAAAGTGCGGAGCTGGCCGGCGTGAACACGACGGACAAGGATGTTAACGATCCGGTACTGTCGCCTCCGTGGGCTACGCGCGTAGGAGTGTAAAGATGAATAAAAAACAAAAACTTACACCGCGCAAGCTTGCTCTCATACGACGCGCTAATACTGCATCGCAAAATAAATACAGCATTAGTGGTTCTCTGAAAAGTCGCCTCAAATTGCGGACAATTACACTTCCGAAACTGAAATTCTTGGAGCTGCCATGACCATCACTGCAGCCTACGTTATTACCCAAGCAATGCATCTGTTTCGCATTCTCGATCAGACTGAACAACCAACCGCTACAGACCTAGCGAACAACGTTCCAATCCTCAATGATATACTGCGCAGTGAACAAGCGGACGGCGCTTGTCAGTACCTAATTTCTCGCGTCAAAGCTACGTTGCCACCTGGTGTTACGGGCTCCATTTACAGTTTTTCGATTGGTACCGGAAACGCGTCCTACTTGGTTCAGGTAGATGCCGTTGCTATGCGTGCACTGTGGATGAACGACATAAATAACCTCGTCAACCGCGAAACGCGTCCGGCGCCATCCGCAGACGTTGTACGTACAACGCAAGTTGGAATTATTACTAAGTGGCATCAAGAGCGCCAAACGGACGGCTCCGTATTAGTGACCACATGGCAGCCACCGCGTGCCGCTGCGCAGGCTCTCATAGAGTACGGTGGCCGAGTGCCATTCATCAACAATCCGGCCGGAACTGACGTCGTTACGCTGCCTCCGGAGGGCATCCACGACGCTGTGCTGCTATTAGGCCGACGTATCATGGGTTCGTACGGTAGTGCATTGTCACCTACAGACCCAATCATTATGGATGCGAACGACGTACATGTACGGTGGAAGAACTGGGCTCGCGGCCAACAGTGGCTTCGTGCGGTGCGTTCGTGAGTGTTATTAACATTCTCGGTTCCTTTCTCGATCCAAACAATCTTGATCAAGGCAGCGGGAAACTTATCAACGTGCGCGTCGTGGCGCGTGCGCAAGAAGAAGGTCGGGAAGCGCAAGTGCGCTTTGTTGGCGCTCCTGGCCTCGATACGGTTTGCCGCCCTACTGCTTCGCCATGCTTGGCACTGTGCCATGCTTTGGAAACCGTATGGAGTGGACACGCAGACGGCTCGATATGGTCTGGCGTGGAGACCGGCGCACCTACGCTACAAGGTTTCGTTACACTCAATCCGACACTGCCCGTTTTGCGTTTTGCAGAAGATCGCACGGCGCTCGTAATTGCTACGAATGCTAACACCATAGGTCCATCGTTAGCTGGTACCGGATACACCGCAACATTGTCTGGCGTTGTGAATGCGGGTTTAGATGCATCGATTAGTTTCGACCCTTCTGCAGTTGCGATTTTGGAAAATTTTACGGTTTGGGGCGGTGCAAGCAACTTTTACGCCAACCAAGATAGCAAAATGTTTAGCTCGCTTGCATTGCAGCCGGCGAACGTACCGGGTACCAATTTCGCGACAAAGGAAGCGCGAGCCGACAAACTTGTGGATTTGGCAGTATCGGGCCGCGTTCTGTGGCCGCTTGGTGCCCGATCGCTCGAACAATGGTACAATCCCGGCGGCGCTACGGATTTCGCTTTCAGCTCCTACCCGAATTCTCTTATCTCCGTAGGACTTGCTGCGCGTTTGTCACTCGCTATAATACGTGATGCTATCATGTTCGTTGGAACGGATCGCAGAATTTGGTTATGTACGGGACAGACTGGACAAGCAGTGTCGCCAGCGTGGATCGATTTGCTTCTTCAACAATTGTCGCTGGCACAGTTATCGACGCTGACTGCTTATGCATACGGACAAGGCGGAAGCGATTTTTACGTGCTTACACTCCCCACCCAATGGTCCTTAGAACTGGCGGCTTCATCCGGTGTTTGGTCATATCGTCAGTCGCTAGGTCGTGTGGACCACGCTGGACGGTGTGCCACTGAGCATGACGGCGGCGTCACCTACGTTGGACTCGATACCGGCCATATCTGTACATTGGATTTGAACAGCGCATCTGAGCCCGCGGGAACGATGGCACGTCTTATCCAATCGCCATGGGTAGGCAGTCAGGAAATGCGGCAAGCGTTTGATTCTATCGACGTAGCGTCGTTCATGGGTCCTGCAGCCGGAACATTTCAGTTTGATTGGTCTGAACAATTTCCGGCTATGTGGCGTGGCGTACGTCAGATTACGCTGCCTGCGACAGGTCAGCAGCGCGCAATCGCGCGGGTTATGGGTACGGGGCGACGACGTGTATTTCGTTTGCAGTACAGCGGTGCACATGCACCGTTTACGATTGATGAAATGTATGCACGTACATCACCGGGTACATAATGGTACAGAAGCTCCCGCCACCGCCTAAGATTGCTAAGATCGATCCAGCGCTGAATCGCTGGTTTCTTGAATTGACGGGCCTTTTAAACGGACAGGGTGATGCTACGCTTACGGGCGTACCAACCGCGCCCACCGCACCGCTTCTTACAAATACTAATCAGATCGCAACTACCGCATTTGTGATTCAGAACACTGCTAGTAGCCCGGCAACTGCCATACCGTTGATGGACGGCGTTGGAGCTGTTGGTGTTTCAACTAAGTACGCTCGTCAGGATCACGTTCATCCGACCGACACGTCACGAGCTGCCTTGGCGTCGCCGATATTTACAGGCACTCCCAAAGCTCCGACGGCGGCACCGCTTACGGACAACACGCAGATAGCGACTACCGCCTACGCGGACATTGCCGTAGCTGTGGAAACTACGCGAGCGGAGGCCGCGGAAGTACTATTGGCTCCGCTCGCATCGCCAGTGCTTACAGGCGTGCCCGCCGCACCTACTGCGGTTGCCGGGACCAACACGACTCAGCTCGCGACTACTGCCTTCGTACAGGCGCGCGGAGGAGCTTTGCACAACGGTACCGGAGCGCCTGCGGCTGGGCTAGGTGCGGTAGGAGATTGGTACGGAGACGTAGCTGGCGGCGTTGGTGCTCGTGTCTGGATCAAGACTGGAGTAGCGACGTGGACAGCATTTCCGTTTTAGATGAAGCTTTGGCTGAGTATGATCGTGCCGTAGTTTCAGCACAGAATGCACATGATTGCGCATTACAGTTAGGACAAGATTTTATTTATACAAAAACTATATTTGAGGCTGCAATAAATGCCGCACGAGCAGAGTTTAAGTCTAAAGTATCGTATTTTGGCGTATGATTTCCATTTTAGATAGACACGCCCACAACTGCTTGGAATTGCAGTAACGTACGTACAAGATAGTATCGATTACCCGCAGCTTCCCACTGCTTCTGAAATTCTTTTTGATTCTCGTTTTGCATGCCTTCTTCGTCTTTCAGTTCAATGGCGATCCTGCGATCAGTGGTGAATAAAAGATAGTCTGCCACGCCGGGACGTACACCAAGACGTTTAAAATGCGTAATTGCACCAATACTGCCAAACCGCTCATTAGGAACGTGAAAAATCAGGAGCTTTTCCCAAAGGCCAGATTTTTCTAGCCATTGCTGTGCTTTCATATGCAGTTCTTTTTCTTTCATTTTGGGGGCTCCAAGCCCAATTCGCGCATACGGCGCTCACGACTGTCGAGCCATGATTCTATAGCCGCTTGAACTTCAGACGACCGGGTTGCCGCGTTGGCTTCGTCATTCCGAACGATGAAATCAAGCCGCTCGACGAGATCGGCGGATAAACGCAAGGAAATCATTCTTTTGTAACCCATGGTTTTTTCGCGCGAATCGTGGTAACGTGCTCATAGCAAATTTTGTCATACACTGCAAGGGGCATCGCAATGCCGAGTCTTGATTTTGGTTCCGGTATTGGTTCCGGCCTCGGGACTATTATCGGGTCGGAAATTGCCAACTCCCAATTGAATTCGGGAATGAATAACATCAACCAAATTGCGCAAGGATTTACTGGACAGACACAGCCGTACAACAGCTTTGGTCAATCGTTTCTCGGTCCAGCGTCCGGTGCGATCAACAATATCGGCAAGGTCGCGGGGGCCGATCCGAACTTGAACTACAATAATTTCATGAGCAACTATCAAACCTCGCCGGCTGCAAAATACGAAATGGGTGTTGCCGATGCTGCGCAGAATAGCAGCGCGGCAGCAACCGGCGGTTTGCTTTCTGGATCGAACGAGCGCGCGCTTGCTGGCGTCAACACTGGAATTGCTAATACGTATGCGAATAATGCCTACACAAATTATCTTGCCGGTAATCAGCAAATGTTCGGGCAGCTTCAAGGCTCTCTTCAAAATATGTTCAACGCAATCAGCGTTGGCACCACGGCAACCGGTCAGCAAGCCGGCGTGGATACGTCACAGATAGCGGGCCAATCTCAAATCGCGCAGGCGCAAGCTAAAAACGATGCTAACTTAGGTATGGGCATTGGTCAGATGCTTGGTGGGTTGCCGATGCTTAATTTCTGAATTCTGAACGTAGATACAAATAACTTACTAAAATAATTGAAAGTGCAGCAAGTCCAATTGCGAACACAAAGTTTTGCGATAGCGCCGCTGTTATGAGGTAAGTTAGTATAGCGGTTGGGGCCGCTATTATTCCTAGTATCATTCCAACTATTTCTGGTTTTTCATTCACTTACATACCCTTTCTGACTCATACCCGTCACAACCAAGAAGTAGCCCTGCGGTCCAATGCCGAGGTCTTTTCATGATCTCTCGTATTTGTGCAGAACGCTCTTTCGCCACATATGCGGAAGCAAGGGCGAGAATACTGTCGTATACGTCCAGCAAGAGCACAACATCTGGCAACTCCTTTTCAATGTCATCTTCTGCGGCTGTTACTAAATCACGCGTCATGCACTGACAAGAAATTTCTAATAAGGAGCCCCCGAACGCTTTTTGGCGGTACATAGCGCCAAATTTGGCGCGGAAGAAGGCCATTTCGCCGGTGTATGTTATATGCGCTGAGTAGTGCGGCACGGCGCGCCTGGATGGAAGTAGCATCCATACAGTTCCATACGCGTCCTTTTGAAATGCAACTTTGCCGGCATGGAATATACGGCCGGGAGCTTCATAGATTGCAAATTTAAAAGCGTCGGCTAGATCATACCAAAGTTGTACCAGTAGCGGATTTCCTTTTCTGTAGCCGTCTATATCTGTACGTGCTTTTGTTTCAGTTAATTCGTGTTTTTTCAGTCCGTTTTCGGCCACAGTTTTGATTAAATACGCTAAATATGTTTTCCATCCTAATTGATAATTTCCACCGAGTGTCACGCTTTTGAATGTTTGACGTTCCTTGGGATGCGTTGATTTCGTTGCGTTTTGCGGCAATCCTAGACAGTTTATTGCATTGTACATGTACAAATCTTTGCCGGTGGCTAAAATGTTAAGGCGATCAGTATCTCCGGCCTGCCATAAAGCGATACGTAGTTCGGCTTGTTCGAGATCATTATCCATTATTGTCCAGCCCGAGGGTGCTACAATGCATCCACGAAGACAATCTTTCAGAGCTGTATTGTCATACTGAAAGCCTTGCTTCAGCCCAGCAATTACGCTATCGATCGTCGGACGGCCTTCTTTGCCATCATATCTGCCAGAAGGCCGAGCGATGTTGAACATGTTGGTGCCTTCTGACGTACCACGACCGGATCGCGCACCAAAATAACGTGTTGCGTCTTTATACCATCCGCCAACATGTCGATTTAGAAGTGACTGTGCTTTGAGCGGCGCAGAGCCACCTTCTACTTGCAAGAGTTCAAGTATAAGCCGCACGTCCGGATGCAGATCTTCATCGCTTAATTTTTCGGCTACTACGTGCTTTTGTGTATTCTCCAGTCCAGCGGCGCGGTTACCGCCATTGCACCATTCGATAATTTTTTGCCGTTGCGACAGCTTGGTCACGGCATTGTTCGTTAGCTCCATTAATTTTATCGTAGTTTCATGTTCAATTGCTTGGCGACGCAGTGCAATTGCAGTTACCAACTGAATATCTATTGGCAACCCGATTTCGTTTTTGCGCCATGTACGTTCGAATATTAATCGTTCGTACGGCGGAAGCGGCGGCAACCGTTTGTCTAGCTCTTCTAAGCAATACGTATCCTGAACGTTGTATTCTAGCAACTTAGCAAATATATCTGCGTCCTCGTTAAATGCGCCATTTCTTTGCGGTCTACATGTCGCATTTACTAATGCTCGTCCACGTGGGTCTTTTCCACTGATACCCAATGTCATACATATTGCGTCCAAGCCCCCCGGTAGTGCAAGACTCTGAGCCCTCGCCATTGTACAATCGATCTTGTACAGCGGAATCTCGACAAATGGATTTTGATGACGCAGTACGTTCACATCAAAATTAGCGTTGTGCGCTACGAATCGTGTACAAATCCGAATATCGTCATAAAGTACATGAATTAGATGCGTGCCAAGGAAAGGGTGCACTGTGCATGCAGTTTTTAATTGACCTTGAAAACGCCATACGGCTGTTGTGACCTGTGTCGAAGCGTCCGCTGCGTAACGCCTTGCGCCAGCCGCTTTAAGATCAACACGGCTTCGCGTTTCAACATCGACTAGGAGGTCGTTAGAATGGAGCATCATCGTGGTGCCAGCATAAATAATTTTTCAATAGTGCACTGTTCTCGTTTAATTGTATGCATATCCGACTTACTTTTGAACTCGCGTAGAACATACCAAGGTGGTCCTGAAAACTCACTAACAAAAACAAGCACTCCGCGTGACGCTTGCCAGTTACACCAATCCCAAAATACGGCATGATCAAAATCCTTAGTTCCTTTATACTTTGTTGTACCCGCATACGGTGGATCACAATAAATTGTATCGCCAAAACGTGCGGGCGTCCAAAAATAATCACGATGCGTAAATTTTACATTGCGAGTTGCGGCTATCTTTTTAGCAAGTGACCGTTTACCATCCATAGCGTAGTTCCGTTTCTTACCTCTCGCGTAGCCGCCGAACCACTTACCACCAAAAGAACAGCAGAATCCTGCGAAAGATTCGAGCGGAGTGCCAGCCCCACGCACAGAATTGTAAGTTTCTTCGGTAACGAAGTCTGGCGGCTCCCAACCAGCTCGCAAAGCAGATACTAATCGCGTCAGCGGTTCGAAACAATCACTGGCATACGTGGGCTGCAACGCAACAGTAGAACTCATTCCGCCATGGAAGGGCTCAAACAGCCTTCCCTGCACGCGTGGAATTATTTCGGCGGCCAATAGTTTCGCAATTCTATGTTTACCTCCAAGATAATACATAGTTAATTCAGCTTGAAAAAGAGCTCGGAAGCCGAAGCCTCCGAGCTTAGTTGGGGAGGCTCTGCTTATCGTAGTGGCCAAAGCGGCGGCTGAAATTGACCGGGATTAGAAGGGAATGCTGATGCATTCTGTTGTGGTGTCGGGGTAAATCCGTTCGTTGGGGGTGTATTCCCGTGAGTAAAACCCGGCGAGAAACTGCCAAATCCTGGCGATCCGGAGAATCCCGTAACTTGCAAACCCTGTTTCTGTGCCTGTTGCATGAGTTCGGCACCGCTAACTGAGTTCGCAAATACGATTTCTTCGCCTGGCGAGGAAAATACGACCGCACTGAGATAGAGTTTCACGCCGCGAGGATCGTTTTTCTTGACAGTCGCAGTGACGCCCACCATTACATAGTCACCGCTCTTCACTGCATTTGTTCTCTCCGGCATTTTTACAAGCTGACCGTTGGCCTGCGCTATTTCGACAGGTGGCGGTCTATCAGTATTTGCGCTGAACAACCAGTGTCCTTTGGCAAATTCCGATGATTTGCCTTCTGGATTTGGCAGGTCGCCATCTACGATCGGCCAAGTCACGATATGCGGAGCGCTTTGGTAGATTTTGCCGCACGCCTGTACGACGCCGGCTAGTGCGGGCTCTGCGTGCCACGTCGGCTGTGTTTTCTTTACCAAGAACATTGCGAAGTAGTTAGGTTTCTGAGTTTTTTGTCCCCTGAATGTGTCAGATGGAATCCAAAGATGCCGCATATCTGCGATACGTGCATTGAATACCGTTGCTGCTTCATATTGTCGCTGTGCCATAGTCAGTTTTCCTTTTGTCAGATTTGCCAATGTCTGTACATATACACTACTGAACGCAGTTAGTCAAGACTTAATGGCTAAGCAGAAAGCGCGTTCCTGACCGCGGATAGTGGCGATCCACTGCGCTAAGACTAATGGAACATTCCCTGGTTCACAATCATGTATATCGTAAAAAATGCGCAGCGCTATTTCGTAATCGGAAACTTCCAATTCCATATCTTCGTCTCGTTCGAAACTGTTCATGTCAGTAGCTCGCTTTCAGTTTGCCGGGAGGCCGATGCACGCCGACTACAGCGTATTGCTTGGCGGCAAGTCCAAGCTTTTCTGCTTGCGCTGGAGTAAGAGGGCGCACGCCTTTCATGCCGTAATGCTGATGTAGATATGTTGCTGCTTGCGTTAAATCGTTCCACACACGCCAAGCATGTACGGGCTTCAATGCCGCACCTTCGGCCGTCCGACCCATCTTCAAGTGCGCCGTCAATGTGTCTTCATAGACGGGCTTCACGTCGCCAAGAGCGCGAATCATCCGCAACAATCTTACCAATTCTTGGGTCGTCAAGTCTTCCGGACGGCGCGATACGGCGCCTACGACGAAACCGGCATCTGTAGACATTGCAGGGCATACCTGAAACGCGCTGCACCATCGGCAGTGGGGCCCCGGTTTTGGGGCACTGCGATCGGCAATAGCAGTCAATACGCGCTGCCGGTGCGCCTCAACTTCTGATCGATGCGCAATCCATTGTTTCCAAGGTTCTTCATCCAACCCGTTTGGTTGGTAAATCACGAATCGCCACCAAGAAGCGTCGTTAAGAGGAAGCAAAGCAGCGGCGTACGTCAACATTTGCTTGTTATGGAACGCTGGAACATCCCATTTACCGAATTTTGCGTCGATGATGGTTACTATATTCCATCCATCACGCCAACCATGAGAAAGTATATCGATCGTACCGCCGCAGTTTTCGGCGACTCTCACCCGGAATTCGTGAATTGTAGACGCCGGATTTTCCAACTGTTTAATAAATGATTCAACTTCCGAAATGTCGCCTTCTTGCACGTCAACATGGGCTTCTGTACCGGCTTCCGCGGCTTCAATTGTGCTTGCTTTTTTAGGTGGATTGGGCACGGCATTTAGTGCAGACCATGAGCATTCAAGCCACGTCGCGGCCGATGACGCTGCGAAAATGTCGTGCTCCATTTTTGCCTCCTAAGTTGACTGCCCCTTTAGCATTTCAGCGACGGTCGCCGGGTCATCCTTACGATGCCGACCGCGATCTGGGTCACCATCGCCGTGCTCTTTGCGATAGCGCTCGAATTCGTCTGCTAAACGTCGCACGGCATCGGCATAGCCATGAGTCATTACACGTGCCAACGCCGAATCTGCATAGGCTCGCAGTGCTGCTGGGGCACACGGATCGCGTGCGCCAAGAACAAAATGCGGCCACTCAACTACCGTACCGTCGCGGCGTTTAACTAAGTACTTGCCTTCTGGCGTTTCTGGATCGTCACGCCACAAGCCGTGCATCACTGGTTTGTATGTCATTTTTCCTTACCTCCTTAATGTGGGGTTCCCCGTGCGGCGTTTGCATCCGCTTCGCCCGTCTGCCGGGACTCTACTATATGAGCTAACGGGGAATTTCGATTACGCGCCTACCAGCTTGGCGATATTCTCCAGCGCCGGCACGGCCATACGTGGGAGAAATATCGTCTTGATCTGGTCCATCGTGGCCAATGCGGCTTCACTGCCACATTGCGACCGGAACCAGTTCAGTGCCGGTTCAGTAGGTTGGCCATTAGCGAGCGAGCCGTCGATTTTAGTAACAATCCGCTGAACAAGGCCGTGAACGGCCGGGTCTGCAGCGCTGTGAGCGGGAAATGGATTGCTATGTCCAAAGCCTTGGCTAGGGGACGGTGCAAATTGGTGTGCTGTCGCGGCAGGCGGCATGATCGGCGCCGGGGCCTGTGCAT